TTCAAACAGTGGTGTATTCCGGTAGAAGGCTTCGTAGAGATCGGGAACTTCGTTGGGGTCAAAGAAGGTAATGTTTTCTCTGTTTTTAAATCTGCGCCAGAAGAACGCACTGAGAACCACTCCATAGTCCATATGACGGACCCTTGTCTCATCTGTACCCTGATTATTTTTAAGCACAATAAGATCATCAAACTGATGATGCCAAATAGGATAGAAAACAGTAGCACTAGCATTACGAATACCTCCCTGTGAGCAACTACGTAGATCACCGAACCACTTTTTAAGGAATGGAATCATTCCTGTATGCATAATTTCGCCACCACGTATGGGACTACCTAGTGGACGTAGACGTCCTATCTCCAAGCCGATGCCTGCACGTTTGCTGGCATACTTGGCCATCATCTCGCCGCTAGCGAATATACTGTCCAAATCATCATCAGACCTAATAAGAACGCAACTAGAAAATTGTTTAGTCGGAGTGCCAAGACCAGCAAGGACAGGAGTAGCAAGAGTAAAAAGACCATCACTAGCAGCATTATAATATTCCTTAATGTAACGCATACGAGCAGTCTGCGGTTCTTCTTTATGAAAGACCGTGGCGGCTGCCACCATATATCTAACCTGTGGCGTTTCGTAAATTTCCTTGGTGCTGCGATTACGCACCAGATATTTTTCTATTAGCTGTTCAATGGCAGCATAACTGTATTGCTCGTCTTTGTTATGGTCGATAAACTCGTCCATCTTGTTCCATTCTTCTTCAGTGTACCACTCAAGAAGTTCAGGAGTATAAAGTCCCACTGCTACATTCTTTTTTATAATTTCGTATAGCCTGGGCACAGTATATTGGCCATAGACATCCTTGCGCAACATACTAAGGCGCTGTTTACCCGCCACGTATTGATAGTTTACGTGACCTAGGTCAGGATTATTTTCTACATCAATAAGATTTACTATGGCACGTAGAGTAATTTCATCTATCTCACGTGTAGTGATGCCGTCGTAAAAATGAGGCTGTGCTGTAATTTCGATCATTGATTGGCTGACATCAGCAGTGCCACTACAGACCTTGGCAATCTGTGTCTGCCATTTTTCTAACATTAGGGGTTCTTTAGTTCCATCTCTTTTTGTTACTTGAATTTGCATAATTTGAGTCCAGTTTTTATTATATTATATGTTTAAGCTCTAGCTCGGCAGAGTCGATAGTTCTGACAAGCTGTAGGTCTGATTCGATGTGTTTTTTATTTACTACAGTGTCGTGAACTAAATTAAGCACATATTTTCCATCATCAATGAACACGGTGTTAAATTGCTCTCCGCTAGATCTATTTTTAAAAATTCTGATATCTATCATACTGTTCTGGCCGTGGTCGCTTAGGTAATAAGTATACACTATTCCTAGAGCTATTGCAAGATTACAGTACTCATTATCATAAATTAATTCCCAGGGATCAGGCCAATTTTTGACATTATCTGTGGTAAGGTAGTACTTAACAAAAGGACAATAACTCCAAAGGTGAGAGATTTCCTTGATGGCCTGTTCCTTGTCTAAACTTGATATTCTAGATCTGAAACTTTGCCAAAAGCGAAGTCTCTCGTCGGGCTTCAAATTCCACATCGAGTAAGGAGTTTTTTAATAATTATAAAGATTGAGCTTCGTAGCCTGTGCCAGATTCATTACCAGGTGTTTTAAGTAAATTATCTGGCGTGTAAAACATACTATTCATATAATAGTACAATTCAACATCTTCACTGCTTCTATTTTCAAATCTAATAGTAGCATATTCTATACCATCATCAAACGTTCTAACATCAACATTAAAGTTCAAAAGGCTACTTGATGGAGACGGTTCACCATTGGAAATGTAGTCATCATTGATACTACTATCATAATCATCTAGATTAGCATCATTTGTACCTGATCTAGCATTTTCTTTATAACTTATGGTAGCCACTCCTGACCTGCTGTAACCACCTGTTGTTCTTAATTGATATCTTATGTAGGTAGTGGGCTCAGCTTCAGTCAAAGGATATAAAACGAAAGGTATAGTTTCTAGAGTAGCAGGATCAGTGTTGCTAGAAGGAAGATTTTTGTACTTATTTGGAGGAATAGTTAATTTTATAACTTCATAAACACCAGAAAGACTTTCTGCAATGAAAGTGGCAAAACTTGCCTCTGTGACAATTTCTGTAACTCCAATTACTGGAGCACCTTCTGCAAGGGTGCCATTACCTATATATAATCTTTGTGTATCTACACTGAAACCTAGCTCAGCACTGGCTAGTTGTGGTGGGCTTCCTGTGCCTCTACGATGTTTTATTTGAGAAATTTGTACAATTGCCATATACCTGCTCCTATTTCGTATTTAGCAGTTAGGCAGTTAGGTAGTAAAGTTCTACTCTACGTAGCCACTGATCTTGCCAGTAAGCATAATCAGCCGGGGTCAGTTCAAACTCCTGATACTGTGGAGTAGCATAACTGCCATCAGGTAATTGCTCAGGGCGAGCACACATCAATATAACCCCAGACTTTATATCAGTGCCGTGAGTATTATTGTGTGCCTCTGCGTAGGCGACTAGCTGAATAAAATAATCATCTATCCATTCTCGCTTCTTGGGTTTATTAGTTTGTTTAAAGTCCATAATAGCAGGCTTACCTTTCCACAGTCCAATACAGTCTGTGGTGCCGGCATAGAGTCCACTGTAATACACTGGCACTTCGCTACCCCAGTATTCAGTAACATTACCTAGTCCTTGAAGAATTACTTCAGCAGCCATAAACCAGCTGGGCTGGGCAAAGGGATTAGTAGGTAATTCTCCGAGATCGTCATCACGTATATAACGTTCTAGATAGGTGTGCATACGAGTGCCACGGCTGGCTGCTTCGGTGGTAATAGCCTGTGCTTGTTTCTCACCTACTCGCGCTTTCCAGTCAGCCAGGACTTGCTTTTTTTCTGCTGGTGTAGTAGCAGCGAGAATAGTAGTGACACTGGGGACAGCCTTGCCGTCAGGCAAGCAATAGTGTCGCTTGCCGTCCTCAAATCGTCTAGTAAGAGTTTTATAGTCGTATCGTTGAGTAATCATTTAAACTCTGAAACTTTCTCCGCAACCGCAGCGATCACGTTCGTTGGGATTAACAAACTCAAAACCTTCATTAAGGCCTTGGCGTCGGTAATCCATTGTAAGTCCATTGATGTAAGGCAAATCTTTGCCGCTAATCCAGACTTTTACACCATTAGAATCGTAGGTTGTCCATTCATTTGAATCAGGAACATTATCAACATATTCAAGTTTATAGGCTAGTCCGGAACAGCCCGTGGTCCTTACACCAATCATAATTCCCTGACCGCGACCACGTTTTTCTATTTGCTGTTTTACTTTTTTTGCTGCTGTATCTGTAAGTGTAACCATTATGCATACTCCGGAATTTTAATAATTCTACTTTTTCTACCGTTTTTAAAAAAGTTTGTTCTTTGTGTTTTGTCAACATTTTCCAAAACTAGTTTAGTAATGCTATCTGCAAACGCCCAGTGACTGGCAGCATAACCATATTCACAAGCCGAATATATTTTATTATTTAAATCTAAATCTACAGTGTAGTAATAACTGTCTTTTTCTTTCCAATTAGTATATAGGTTTTCTCTTAACCCGTGATAATATTTGGTTTTAGTAAAAGCTGTAACAATTTTTTCAAAATCAAAATTTAAATATTGATATAAAAACTTGAAGGTAGTAAGTGTAACATAAAATTGTGTAATAACCGACATTTCTACCATATCTGATTCAGAAAAAGATACACAAGAGGACATAAATGTGCCACGGAAGTACTTATGGTCTGCACTGTATCTTATACTATCGCTATAGGTAGGTTTCCATTTAGCAGCATATTCAGGATTCATATAGGCTGGACTGCTAGGTAACAAAGAATGTAAAAAGGGCTGAAGTACAATATTATGTCTAGCTATTTCTGCAAGTGTAGCTCTCCAGCTTTCTTTAGTTTGTCCCGGTAGGCCTTGAATTACTTGTACCTTGGTTTGTATTTGGGGATATGACTCTCGCAGTTCGTAGGCCATCTTTAAATGATCGTCCCAGCCTACATCAGGTCTATCGATGTTTTTAAGCACCTCTTTATTGATATCCTGAACTGCTAACATAAAACCAAGTCCAGTAGATTCAGTAAAATTGTTTGTGTTAATTCTAGCAATAATATGAAACATCTTTAACACATTGTCTTTTTTAAGTTTAGCAAAATTGCCGTCTACTTTGAAACCTGCATTTTCCTTGGTATTTTTTTCAAGAATATATTTTACTAGATCTATATCTTCCTCGTATTGTCCCACGTTGGCATCTGATAATAATATATTTTTGATTCCTAGTTCCTGGAATAAATCTATTTCATCCTGATAGCTGCCTTTGCGTCTAGTAGTTTTGTTAGTAAACCCTGAGTTCCAGTCACAAAAAGTACAAGCGTAGGGGCAGCCTCGTGTGAGTTCGTAGGGCATACTTACTTCGTAACCCTGTTGGAAAATATCTTTTATTATTCTAGAAAAATAATCTCGATTATACAAATAGGGACTTGTTTTATTCTGTGGAACATATTTCCATTCTGCGACTATCTGTTTATTTTTTTCCTTATCAAACCACGCAAGATTAGAAACATTAAATGCTATTAATTTTTTATCGTTTACAATACTATTAACTAAGTCAGCAAAAGCATTTTCGCCGGAAGCATAGATAGCATAGTCAACAAAAGGATATTTTGTAAAAAAATCTGGATTTTGTGCAACATCTATATGCGGTCCCCCCACAACTATTTTAGTTTGTGAAGGAATATGAGGCTTAATAGCCTCTAATTGTTCCATAATACTATCGTGATTCCAAATATAATGGCCTGTGCAAAATAGATCAGGTTTTTCTTTGTTTATTATGTCTATTAGTTCTTGATTGTTTTTTTCAAACTGTATAGGCAATAACCATTCTACCTTATTAGCTAAATCTGGATTGTTAAGTTCCAAGTGCGTTTTAAGATATACACTGGCTAGAGATGGATAAACAGTCTGTATACCGTCTCTGAAATAATCAAAATCAAAAGAAGCTGCAAATACTGCTACTTTATGATAAAATAAAACTTTTATCATTGATCTGCTAAATGTTTACTTTTATAGTCTGCTAGGGCCGCTTTAATTGCATCTTCCGCCAATATGGAACAGTGGATTTTGACTGGAGGTAACGCGAGTTCTTCCGCAATATCGGTATTCTTAATCGCTGCCGCCTCGTTAATACTCTTTCCTTTAAGCCACGTAGTGACAAGCGACGAAGATGCGATCGCTGAACCGCAACCATAAGTCTTAAATTTGGCATCTGTAATAATGTCATCTTCTACCTTAATTTGCAATTGTAAAACATCTCCACAGGCAGGTGCGCCTACTAGACCAGTTCCCACTGCTGGGTCATTTTTATCTAATTTACCTACATTTCTTGGATTTTCGTAATGATCTACTACCTGATCCGAATATGCCATTCTTGTCTCCTATATCTATATTTAATGTAAAAATGAGTCGCTGAAACTTTGGCCTAGTCTATACTATTTTGGGCCTATTGTAAAGTAAAAAGAGTGTTTTTATTTTTGTCTACGTTTTACTGCTTTGTTGGCCATTGCACTGACAGTTTGCTGAGAATTATCTGGCATATTAGCACTAGATAGATTGTCAGTATCATTGGTTTTGAATGTAACCGTGTCTGGTTCAATATTTTTGACTACATTTTTTACAGCGGGATTTCTGTCATTTAGATCCCTTAACGCATCAGCAGTAAAACTATCAGTGCGTAGGGCATTGCCCAGTTGATCCAGAACGGCATCAATGTCCATTCTGGGTTCCATTTTATTTTTTATAATTCTTTGCTGAATCTGTGCTAGAGCTGCCACAGCAGGCATATCTTTTTTAGCGAGCTCTTGTTTGTGAAGTTGTTTATGTTTGAGTTCTGCTTTGCTCATTGGACTCGTTGGAGAGGCCTGACCCGGCTGTTCCAAACCCATTGGTTGCATATCAAGAGGGGGTGCAGGAGGCGCCAAGGGCGCCTGCTCGCTGACAAACTCTTTAAGACGCATTATCTACGCTCACGACCTAGAGGCTCGTTACCGCCCACTGCTGCTGCGCTGGCTGCGAAATCATCTTGTGGTTCTTCTTCTTGATCTAGGTCACTTACTTCAGGCTCCGGGCTGGACTCAGGACTTGGTCCCAGTGGTTCATTCATAGGAGCTTCCTCACCAGCTAATTGTCTAGCGCCACTGTCTAATGACTCTCTTGTAGAGTTTAAAACTGTAAGTAAATTGTTTAATGCTTCCTGTGCCTTGTTCTTAAAGCCGTCAGCCTGAGCTGTACCGATTTGATCCTTAATAGTATCTAGTAAGGGAGGTAATTGCTCATTTAACATCTTGCTAGCATCTGTGATCATATCCTGAATACTATCAACCATATCCTTGGCTGCTAATACTGCTTCTGCACTTTCTAGTTCACCTTCTAGTAGCACATCCTGTTGTTTGATCCACTCTGTAAGTCCTTCACGAACCATAAGCATTTCCATATACTGAGGATCACGTTCGGCGCTGTGTATAGCAGCACTGCGACGTATGCGGTCTAGGCCCTCGTCCAGGGCTAGCTTGAGACGCTGGGCCTTGGCGTAGTCTAGTTTATCGTAGTCAATTTTAAACCCGAAACGGCTTTCCATCACGCGGTTTAATTTCTTGGTTTTTTGTGGTGTTAGTTCTTTTAAGTTCATAATAGGTCTTCCCAGATTTTAATGTATTTAGCACTTTCCAAACTTTCTTCCAGTTCTCGTTTAGCATTAGCTAGTGAAAGCTTGGATTCGTGATATCTAGTAGTATAAAGCAGCTTTTTAAAATCATCTAGATTTGTTGTTCTATTGTTTAGCTTTTCTCTATAAAATTCTGTATCTTCGTAGCGTCTAGCAGTTTCCTGATCTGCATAAAGTATCTTATCAGCTAGTCTAAACTGATTTAGTGTAGTCAGAGCACAGTAGAAAATTGCAGCGGCCCTACTGTAAAAAATATGCACTTTAACCCCTGTTGTATCCACACGGTAGATATGAGTGCCTTGATGTCTTATTACAAAATTGCCTATAGTCCAGGTATTTTTGTTTATTTCTATGCAAAGTGGTACACGGGACCGTGATCTTATACGTCTATACTCTTGCTTGGTCCAGTTTTTTATTTTATCTAGTGCTAGATCTATTATGATCTGCCCTAGTTGGTTGTTTGTAAATGATTTGGTTGTTGTCATTGATTCTCAATAGTAGATCTTTATTTACAAGTTGATTGGCTATCAACTGTTGTCTCTCCGACAGATCTGACTTTAAAATTGATTCCTTGGTTCTAAGTTCCTTGAGTAGCTCTGCTTCTTCGTTGTTGAGAGCTACGTGCAATTTTGTATTGGCTTTAAGGATTTCAGTTATTTTCATTTGGTGGCTAGATGTACTAAAAGTCCTATTACTGCTGTTAGTAAGATGCCCAGTACACTTGTGCCAATCGTTATGAACTGTTTATCAGTATTACTGGATTTGTGTGAAATAGTATCACGTATAGCCACCAGATGTTCTTCTACGTTTTCCAAACGTTTGTCTATTCCCGCAATTCTGCTTTCCAGTTGCTTATAACGTTCAGCGCAGAGTTCAACGTGCGCTTCTAGGTTTTCTTTTTCTATGTCTGTAGAGCTCATTTTATTAATATTTTACTGACCCTGTATTTAGTAACTGCAAAATTTTAGTAAAAAATAAGGCAACCTAGGTTGCCTTATTTGACTTCTTTTATACTTACCTAGATATTAGGAAAGTTGTAGTTTCATACCTACGTTGGTTACAGTAGTAGAAATATTAATACTTGCACCTGTTAGTGCTGCATTAATGTTGGACTGTAGAGTGCTGGTTGTCCAATCACTTTCTTCTACTAATACACTTAGTAGAGGGCTGTCTACCTGATAGGCTAGGATAGTAGCGCGACTAGAGATAGCTCTTAGTGCAACTTCAATTGCTTCGCCTGCGCCAAATGCTGTAGCAATACTTGCATTAGCATTAACACCAAAAGCCTGAACTGGCTTACCGATACCGGTAGAGATAATAACTGCTTGTGAGTCTTGATTGCTAATGGCTGCATTAGCTGTGTTAGTTACTGGACTAGCACCACCATTGGTTCTTGTAAATACTGGCATTTTCTTGTTCCTTTAAAAATTCTGCGCACTGCGCATATCATTATTTATACCAAATGTATTAATTATCTTGGAATTAGGCAGGATTTCTATTGCGACTTTTCTGGAAATTCTCTCTGCTAAATTCCAGACGATCAATAAGTTTAACTACCTGGCCATCGCCGCCTACAGCCACAAATCCCTCGGGCTTGGTTACTTTATAGCCGCTTTCCGTTTTGATAAATGTCCCCACAGTGCTTTCTATCATCTGTAGTTTCTTTACAAAAAACAACTTCAACTCCACTGCTTTTTTATACAGTGCTAGTATGCTTAATAATGTGTTACTATTATCTGCTATAAACTTTTTGATAGCTTCCACACGTTCCAGTCTATCCTGTGCTGCTTGACTTTCAGGCCCGCCTTTAAGTTTGGCTATTTCTGCTTGCATTTTTTGTTCTACATAGTCCTGGAATTCCTTTAAGAACTCTATAGCACTTCCCACCTGTGTTTCGCCCTGCTGTACCTTGGTGTTGATAAAAGGTTTAATATAGGTAACAAAATCGCTGGTTTTATTATTTCCTGCACCAAGGAATCTATCAAATACTGCAGGGTCAACCTTGCTAAAAATTACAGCAACACGATTAAGCTGTGATTCCACACGGCGAGCTTCCTGCGGTGTTAGTGTGGCAATACCTGTCATATCTTCGTAATAGGCATCGTCCCACCAGACATCACGTATGTGTTCTAGGCTGCTTGGATTAAATCTAAAATGCGCCTTCATATCAGGTAGATTGGGAGTATCACTTAGGGGTTCTTTCCCTTGCTCCTGTCTTTCCTGTTGATCTTCTGGAGTAGGTGGAGTCCACTGGTAGACTGTATGGAACACAATACCCAGTTTAGCTGCCTGCATCTGTTTTGCCAGGGCGGCCTGATTTTCCATATCCACTGCATAGGTAATAGTGTTAGGTGTAAAGGTTAGATAACGTCTTCCATTAATTTCTTGTTCTACTAGATCTCTATTAGTACCACGCACAAACAATAGATCGCCTTTAATAACATCCTTGATACCTAGCTTGGGAAGATACTGCAAACAAGCTTTGAGTGTAGCTGCAAGTTCAGGAACATCCCCATACCAGTTATCTATATCTTTGTTGCTTTTACAAAGTTTAGCAGCCTTACTAAAAACACTTTTTGTACCTATAAAAAATGTATTGTCTTCTGGATCTATACCACAGTGTATGGCTGGACTACCGTCCCACTTAACAGTAACACGAGTATTTTCTCCTGTGCCTTCCTTGGTCAACATCTGTTTTAGACCTTCTATGTAGTTGAAAGCTTCTAGAGCACCCACATAACCCTTGTTAAAAATTTCATCTTCAAGATGTTCTAAGTGTGTTGCTTTCTCGTCAGACTCGTTGAGGCGTCTCCAAGTAGGTTGTGTATTTTTAATTTCAAAAAGTCGCATTGTTATGGTGTTCCTTGTTCTGGAGCAGTTGCTGGTGCTGCTGTGGTAGATGTGCCTTGTTTACCAGCTATTTTTTGTTTTCTATTTTGTCTAGCTCTTTGAAGGTTAGCAGCACGTTTTTGTTGTGCTGCTGCCTGAGTGTTTATCTGTTGTGCCTGCTGACCAACAGTTTGAATTATAGAGTTTAAATTATTAATTTCTTCAGGATCAGTAAGTGGTCCACCACCCACATAGCGCCACTCTCTAGTTGTATTATCGTAACTATAACTATAGGGTTTTTTAGTGTTAGGATCTATTGTGCTTATTCTACTTGGAACATCTCGTCCCTGCTCGTCTTTGTAACCCACTCGTACAATACCTCTTGTACCATCAGCAAAACTAACATCATAGGTATTATCTTGATCCTGGCGAGGATTTACCTGACCTAGTTTAGCTGGCTTATAGGCTGCTGCACGTTGTGCCAACTGCTGCGCCTGCTGTTGTGCTTTTTGATATTCAGGACTTATGTTGCTTGTACTACTACTAGCATTAGCAGAGGTGGTGGTGGGAGCGTCAGTGTAGGGCGACGCTGTAGCTATTCTGTTCCTACGGGAGGTCTGAAAGGCCTGATCTGCGCCAGGCACTAGACCAGATATAAAACCCTGAGCGAATCCGGGTTGATTTTTTAAACTACCCAGTGGTGTTGCTGTGGTCTTCTCTAGGATTATTTCTTTTATTTTCATTTTGTATTCGTTTAACACCACGGCTGAACTTACTTAGATCCTGGGATCTAATACTGTTTAAAAGTCTACGCTCTAACTCATCCGCTTGTTCAGCATCGTAGTTCTCTCTTATAAAACCTATAAGATTAATTGCGCCCTGTATTACGTGATTGGCGCGGCTTTCTACTAGACTTTCCCTATCTCGCTCTCGACGAATGCTATCTAGTTCCTCTAGTATACTACGTGTGCGTTTTTGCAAGATCAGCTCCGGATTAGTAATATTTATGTTTTATAGGGTTTTGGAAGTTTTAAGACTGGCCAGCATTTGTTTAAGCTTGGTACTCTGTGCTTCTCCAAGATCCTTGCTACCACTATCGTCGTCTGCACTGGAACTATCTCGAGATTCCACGTTGGTCTTGGCCTTGATCTGATCCATAATACTGCCAACCTGTGGTTTCAATGTACCTGGTCCAGCGTCTTCCCCGGGATCAGTGATACGCATTGTTTCAATATTATAATCAAGATCTATCTTCATACCCACCCCTGTACTACTACGACTCTTCATACACTGTATCTGGTAACGGCCTCGCTCGCGCATCTGACGACTAGTAAAAATACCAAATACATTATCTGCTGTGTTAATTTTACTGATACCACCCGAAATATGACTGTGGTCAAATTCTACTTCTTCCACAGCACTACGGTTTAGCTGACTTGCTGTGACCATTAGTACATTAAGTTCCTTGGCTAGGTTGCGCAATTCTTCAGATACATACTTGTCTTTAATAAACAAGTCATTGGGACTGACCTTAGCACTTACTGGCATCAACAAATCTAAATAGTCGATCATCACAAAGTCCACTGCGTTGCCAGTCTGTATCTGATATTCCTTGAGGAAACTTCTTATATCGTTGATGTTGCTTTGTGCGGGCAGTGCCTTGATGCGATACTTACCAGACTTTTTACTCACCAGCCTAATTTTAAGTTCTGTGTTTTCTACGTCTCGACGTATGTCCTTGGTACTTGTACCAGTTAACATAGCATCTGTTCTCAAGCCACAAAGCTCTTCACTAAGTTCTAGACTGATATAGACACCACTCAGTCCCATCTGTAGCCAGCTTAGAGCTATGTTCATCATAACCAGTGATTTACCTGATCCTGACCCACCGGCAAATATGTTAAGCTCTCCTCGACTAAATCCACCATAGAGTACTTTATCTAGTTGTGGCCATCCTGTGCTGACCTGTCCGCCACTGTTAAAGTATCTATTAATACGTTCACTGGGATTGGCAAAGTAGTCTGTGCCCATATCTCGGGTAAGTCCAATCTGCACTGCATTTTTGATAATGTTTTCCACGGGATCATACTCGCCCTTTTCTATCATATCTGCAGATTTCAAGATAGCACGTTCCAGTTCACGTCGACGACTAAAGCCTTCAAACTCCTTTAGGAACCATTCTCTAGTACCATCATCAAGATTGTCAATGACTCTTAGCTCAACGCCGGTCACTGCCTGTACTTGTTCTCTACTAGGTAAACTTTTATAATCGTTACTATGCTGGCTGATAAATTTAGCCGCATCCTTAAGAGCTCGATCAAAGTTTTCATTATTGTAGATATTCTGAATCCTGACATACATTTCAGGATCAGTGATCATTATTTCTAAAAATAACTTCTGTGTTTCTGTATTATAATCTTTTGCCATTAATGCACTACTCCACGTTTTAGTAATTCTATTTTAATTCTACTTGTTTCACAAGCATCCAGTATGGACTTGAGTACAAATAGCTGACCATATTTTACAACCGCTTCATTTATATCCTTGCAGGTTTCCCGCCAGACTGGGAAACTTACTGACCAACCTAGTTCAAGGGCTTGGTCCACTAATCGTTGTCCAGCCCAGATTTTTTTGCCGGACTTGGGATGAGGCTTGACATCAAAATCAGGAACTACGATGATTTCTCTTTCTAGATTTTCTATAAGTTCAGCCTGCTGTTTACTTACTTCATTGGTCAATATTGCCACACCATCTATACTCATAGCATCAAAAGGTCCTTCACAGACTATGACAAATTTTTTATCCGCTGTCTGTCTATCCAGGTTAAAAACAAAATCTGCTGGATGGCTACTTCTATACTTGGGCTTTACATCATCTATTACAGCGCGAGCTGTGTAGCCCACTATATTTCCCTGATAGTAAAAAGGAATAATCACACGTTTATGTAGATTATAAGCTACTTCAGGAGTCCACCGGAAGTTATATTTACTTGTATCTATCTTGCGGTCATCCATTATATACTTTACCACACTGTGGTACTCTTCGGGTATATGTTTATAGTCTGCGAGAGTATAATGTGTGGCTAGTTCTACAATGTCCCTGGACTGCTCGGGAAGTTCTCTTGACTCAAAAGTTATGGCAGTATTTTCTTCTTGCACTGCGAGTGCGCTGGGATCAATTAAGCTACGATATCTAGTTGCTTCTATTGCAAGACGTTGTATTTCTAGATCATCTGTGCCCAACCATTTAAGTAATCTTCTAAATTTATAACTAAGAGATCTGCCAGGCTGGTAGCTGGCTGTGTAAGAACAGTTAAAACAATGATAACTGACGCCACCTTCCGGAGTGGTTTTTATACCACCGCGACTGCGTGTATCTGCACTTTCTCCACGATACACACAGCAAGGAGCATCAAAGCTTATCCAGCCACTCTGGCTGGTTTTTTTTCTAAAAGGAAGATGTTGTAGGACATAGTCCTGAATGGCAGAATACATAGTGTATATTCTACACTAGTTAGGTTGATTTAGCAAGACTTTAGAGTAAGGAATATGGTTAAATATGTTCCTGCCAGCTCAGACTAGCCACTGCGTCATCGTTATTTGTGGTTGCAATAGCAGCAATACAATAGATATCACTGACCCCATCAATAGTTCTACCTAGTTGTTGTGAAAAATCTATTTCGTTAGAACTTACAGAGGCTGCACCACCTTTATTTGATCCTACAAAAATGCCCTCGTTAATTACAGTGCCACCTGAAAGAGCATTGCTACTAATGTCATATTCAACACGACTATTGGTATCAGCACTTACCCAGGATGCCCCTGTGAGTGTGGGATTTAAAATAACTCTATATATAAAGGCTGCCTGCTGTAACCCATAAAGATCAAATTTACTAGGGGTCACAATTGAATCTATATTACCACTTTTTAACCTAATACAAATCAAAGGCCTAAACTCTGTATCTGATAAATTACGTCCGGTAAGTGCTGTACTTTTTGCTCTTGGAAGGCTTCTATTACTATATCCACCTTCTGATATAACTGTACTACAAATAGCTCTTAGATTACCTGCTGCACCTGTACTTGTTATTTCATATCGCACGGGTAAACAGGCAGTGGTCATATAAACTTTATCTAGTACATTAGCGTGATGGAAAGTGTGACAGATTATAAACTGACCATTTACAACAAATCCTGTTCTTACTGACCCCACACCTAGCCATTCTACATCACACCACCATATTTGGGATTTACTGAAGTTTAAAGTTATTCCGCTGGGCCCAGTGCCATCTAGTTTGTCTCCATTCCAGCTGGATCTAGCTATCTTTTCTGATGTATCGTCTACGGTACCTGAGGTAAACTTTCTTATAACCATATTGACCGTGGTGCCATCAAGTTCTAGATAGACGCCATTTTGTGCTCCAAAATATCCCACACGCTGTCTTAATCCCACTGTGGGTGTGGTAGCTGCAAAAGTTACAAGGGTTAGTAAGCTTTTACCAGGTTGGTAGGCAAATACTTGTTTACTTTGTCTTATACTTTCATCGCCATTGGAGGACACTGACATAAGTACACTACTTTCGTTAGCTAGGAAAGAACTCGTACCTCCCGCAGTATCTTTCTGATTCCATTTAAACTCATTATCATTGTAGCGCATTGCCCCATCAAACAATGTAAAAGGATTGCTAATACGCAGTCTACCAAAGGCATCACTCTGTACAGGACTAAAGAAACTTGTGTCACTAGTACCTTTAACCCAGATGGGGTTAGATTCACTATTAGTGGTAGTGTTTTTACTAATAGCTATAGGGTTGCCTGTATCGTTTTTAATTTCTACTTCAGGTAAAGTTCCAATATTAACATTGCCTGAGACTGTGGCAGTTACATTACCATCCACAGTGATACTCCCGCCACCATCTACCACTGTTACATTATTGGTTATAGCTACGTTACCGCCTACAGGAAGATATGGTGTAGTAAGTATACCACTAGTTCCCACTTCTGTTATATGTGCGGAGTCTACGTTAACATTTCCCGGAACATTTACATTACCGCTAATCACTATGTTGCCCTCTATACCAGTGCGAAGCGCAACGTCATCGTCATTAGTTAGATAAAGAGCATTAGTAAGATTTTTTAATCTATAATCAACGTTTGCTAATTTATTACTATCACTCATACCCAGGGTCTTCCATTAATTAAACCTCCAGTGTTGGGGTTATTTACAACCGTATTACCACTGTACTGAGTGGGTAACTGTGTTATATCATAATTGTTTCTAGCTCTATAAGCAGGAGCAAGTACATTCCCTCCAGCCTGGCGGTCGATCTGAGCTAGGTCAAGTTTTGCAACTTGTCTATCTTCCTTGCTAGATAAAGTACTGATCCCGTTAGCAGCCATAATTATTTTGTATTGTTATGGACTCTTATCTGTCCGTAGGCGCCAAAATTATCATCAGTGTAGGCTGCGGTATTAGCTGAACCGTTATCAATTTTAATCATATAATTGTAGGTACTTCTGTCTAGCCCTGCTACATTGGCACTAGTTATAGTTAATGTCCATAACCCCGCTGCTGCGTTTATAGCAGTGGCAGTGCGACTTAGAACTACATTACTGTTTGCGCCCACATAATCATCAATTACATCTAGACGAACAGTGACGTTGGATAAAACTGTGGGTTTCTGATCCTGATTCAAAAAACGTATCTGTATGGGATTATCCACCTCGGGGTATATATCCACTGTTCTAGTGTACACTTGTCTGTTCCTTACAGTTGTAGAAAGATCGGTGTCGTAGACCACCGTGATTCTATTATTATAGATGTAACTGGTTATTTGTTGCATCTTGTATTTATATATTTAGTTATTTGGACATTTGGCGTCAGCACACTACCAGAACACTAAATAAATGAGCATTTTTAATACGATGACACTACCAGATCACCAAAATATATTAAAAGATCATCCTTTTTTAAGCTTTTTAACTTACGGGGGCAACGAGTACATTGGCATAGTCCAGAATCTGGACGATGTTATTACTAGCATCTACGATTTTGGCGCTTTAAAAACTGATCAGGAAAAAATGGCTTTTCTAGAGATGGGAGAGACCTGGTGGTGGGAAAGTAATAGACTTGTGCCCATAAACATATTTTTAAAATCTGACTGGTACCAGTTTAGATACACATTAAAAACATTCAACAGCAAGGACGTAGCTCTCAAATACGGCCCCGCTATTAGCCTAAAAGAAACAATCCTTAGGAAAAGTAAACGTAGAAGTATAATACTAGTTCGTAGAGTCTAGTAGATTCATATGAACTGCCACTAGATGTGCATAGGCAACGGCGTGGCTTTTCTTAAAATAATAACCACCGTCCTCGGGGCGATTCCAGATAGTCTGTGCTACTTCAGCCCAGGGCTTGCCAATTAAATGACGTTTAGCTGGCCTTATCACACTCAAAAACATTGCCAGTCTGGGTATACTGTTTACTGCTTCGGGCATTTCTATAAGTGTTTTGTAATGATTACCTAGATGTATTAGTTTTGCGCAAAAATCTTGTTCATAGAGGCGATGCCAGGCAGGTTCTTGTGCCATTAACTGTTTTAGATGCTCAGGGTCTCGAACAAGATTATAAACACTGACATTCAAAAAATCTAATTTAAGATATCCTAGTTCTTCTGCCGTTTTGTAATCAAGACTGGCCAACCCTGTATAGGGATCAACAGGGATTTCAGTAACATAGACACCACTGGCGTGACGTTGCCCATCCTCGAGTTTTGCAGGTGTGTGTTTAATAAGCTCTAGTATCTTGGACCTATCTGCAAAATCAATATCAATATCAGATGTAAATTTCATTTGATCCATTTAAGTATAAACACTGCAAGTGCTAGGTCGTCTCGTAGACGCCATCGATTAATAAACGTTCGTTGGCCTAGGTTATTTTCTTCAACCCAGGAATTAATTTCATCTAGTTCCTGTTCCGTATGATAATAATAATAGGCTAGGTCAGTGCTGTCGTAGGGATTATGTAGACACAACTCTAGGTCTCTTACCCAGTCAATTTTATAAAGTCTTTTAGGATTTTTCACAAAGTTTGTTATAACATCTGTAGTATAAAACATTTAGAGATATTCCGCCCAGCGTAGTGCAAACATAGTGGCGAAGGCTGGATCTTCACCCCAGAACCTAAAATGCAATTCATTTTTAGCAGACATCAAGGCCCAGTCATAGTCAACGTCGCGTTCTAATCCTAGATCACGGCACCAACGACTAATTTCTATACCTAGGGTGGCACGCCAACCTAGTTCCTGTCTAGTACTAGATTCCCTAGTTAAATCTAGTACAAATAATATCATAGGCCAGCTTGAGTCAATATTAACCTAGCCCACTCAGTGTCAGCCAGGTATTCCTTGAAACGACGATTCCAGTAATCAGGGTCAATATAAGGCATAACCAAAAGTACTTGCTCTGGGCTAAGAGTGTCAAGAAAGCCCAGACCACTATCACAATTGTAAAGAACCCAAGGGCTAATACGACCGGTAGTAATATGGTAGCAGACACGATTAGTGTTAGCGTGACGGAAATAATTACTATAATCGCCAAGAGAGTCCGTTCCATCCAGTCTAAGTTTTTCTGCATAATCCTGCATCTCCTTGATAGCTCGCTCCAGAGCATCTCTGGGGTTTTCTTTTCTTAAATATTCCCGCAACCATTCTTCATAAAAACTATCTTTACACCAATGATCTAGTTTTTTATTATTTTTTAATAACCAAGTTGTAAAGCTATTAGCATTAACAGCACGAACGCCAACCAGATATCTGCCGTAACGTACAAAAGCCAGATAGAAAGGACTGTCCACAAAGTCCTGATAGGTTTTAAGACGAGCTGATCCCTGAGTCGTTTCATAAAATTGTAAGTAGGCATTATATCCAATTTGTACTCCCTGTTCATTTTGTTGCTGCCAGCGACGTTTTTTCTCACACAGATGTGCCGCTAAAGAGCTTTCGCGGCGAAATACTTTATCACAATACTTACATTTAAAATCAGCCAAGTTCGCGTTTAATGTCCTGTTCTGAGTAGCCTGCATTTCTAGCCCATTCTTTTACAGTTTTAATGTCATTGAGCGACGCCAACAATTCAACATCATCTTGTTTTAAATCAGGACGAAGATTAGCCAAGAATTTTACTAGTTTACTGTTGGTGGTGCCTTCACGTTTTTTTGTGGACTGCCAGTAGTGCCGTTGTGAGCCCAGTCCCGGGCTAACTGTGGTTGCTAGTAGCCATTGTAATTTAGGATGTTTACTTAACTCAAAGAAGTTATGATTAAGTCTTTCATTGACAGCACGTATATACCATTCCTGCATATCTGCGCCGCCTTCTACTCCAGCACCCCAGCGTATCATTAGAAAAGGGCTAAACTTTTTCCGCTCCTCATCTGTGAGTTCGTCCCAGAAATCTCTGTTCTTGGAATCGAACTGACGCATTTCATTTTGTATACTTAATTTATCGGTCATATTTTAATAGAAACATAGTAAAGCTTGCTTCGTCCACGATGTCATAACTAGGTAGAATATATCCTGCATCATTTAAATGTATCCTGACACCATAATTTTGTTCTAACAAGACTTGCAGTTTGGTTAAATTTTCTAGATCAGGATCTTGTTTGACTGCATCCTCTCGAAAAATACGTAGCCTAGTCCAAAATTTGTCACGTTCTAGACGATAATCCCAAAAGTCAGTGACCAGACTATCAGGTGTTGTGTTGCCTTGTAAGTTCATATATTACTTTAACACGATCCAATGCTTCTTGTAAAGCAGGATTGGTGTCTGCTTGTTCTAATATAGGCATCCATTCGTCAGTAAGTTCCATTCTTCGGCGATTAATTTTTAGTGCGTATTCTTCACCTATTAGTACACGCTCCTTGGAACCCATCTCACGAGCATAGGTTCTCCCACCCACTCGTTCATAAATGTAAGTGACACCCGGTTTAAGACTACCCACGGTATTCATAGCCCCATTGCTCGTATAACCATCTAACAAAATCTCTAGCTGAATTATATTTTGCTTCCTCGTCAGTTAAAGATAAAGTATATTGTTCAGAAGCTTTACGTACACGTTCTAGCCATTCCTGTTCGCTTAGTTTACTCATATCACCATACCTTACTATAATTAACGATCTCACTCTGCCTACTTATATCCTTGACAAAGAAAGCACAGAGTGGACTTTCCACACCAGTTTCCAAGGGCACTGCCAACATCTGTCCAGGTTTAAGTTTAGGAAAATACCATTTTACATCCTGATAGATATCCATTACTTCTACTGGTTTAAATTCCGGCCTAAAACTCTTGATGGGATTGAAGGTGAACACGCTAAATCCTCGATCGTTTATACTAGTTAGAGGCACAACTTCTAGATCTCCCAGATCAGGTTCGCCAATTAATATCTGCCAGTCAACTGGCATTTTTATTTCATTCTCGCCTATACGAAGCACCAGAGCTGGTGCATTAAAACTTTCTAGAAAAATTAGCGGAATATAATAATAATCGGGATTACGAGGATCAGAATTATCTAGAACACAGAATCTTACATCATCAATTTCTTCAGGTATTTCATTAAGGCTGTAGGCTGCATTAGTGTCTAGTTGTAATATTCTCAAATTATTCTCCGTGTATTGCTTAAATTTAAAAGAGCTATTTCCATTCCACTCTTTCAAAGGTATAGGGGTAGTTAGCTTCAGTGTAAAACTTTTTACGTTGTGTTAGATGGCGTTTGGCAAATCTACAACTGCTGGTCAAGTCCCAGATTTGGACGAAGTCTTTGTCCTCAGCTCGTCTAATGCCTCGCCCAATACTCTGTATAACACGTACAAAGCTCTTTCCGGGTTCCAGAAGAACCAGATTAAAAATACGAGGGATATTAATACCCACAGCGGCCACACCATAAGTCGCCACAATAATCTTGTTAGTAGCAGTCGCAATTTCATCATATTCAGCTTGTCGAGTTTTAGATTTAGTGGATCCTGAAACAAACACTGCTGAATCAGGGGTCAGCATATTTAGTGCTTCCACTATTCCCCGGCCGGATTCTATTCTGTCCACTAATACAAGACTATTGCCAGTGTCTTTTATGTTATTGATTAATTCAGACAAAAATTTAATACGAGCTGTATCAGTAGTAAGATAATTTAGTTCGGATTTATAATCCGAATACTCTGCGTAATCCTGTAATTGTAATATATTCACGTGGCAGTCAGCTAGATGCCCTGCTTCCTGTAGCTCACTTGCACTAAGACGACCCACCACTGGCCCCAGTGTACATAGAATACTTACACGAGCGAAATCTTCTTTGGGTATAGTACCAGTCAGTCCCCAGCGTAGAGGCACACGACTAAAAACACCAGAAAGAAGTTGTTTGAGGACTTCTGCTTTAGCTTGATGTACTTCATCAACCATAACTAAAACAACATCTTGTGCTAGATCATCTATTAGATAGTCTTTGGGATCTTTAAGTAACCTAAGGCTCGCTGGTTCGTCTTCAGCATTTCTACCCTGACTATTTTTAATTAGAACATTGATACTCTGCCAGGTACAGATAACGTGCCTGTGTGCTAGTTCTTTTCTTTCTCCGTAATAGACTCCTACATCAAGACCTAGATTAATGTAATCTGCCTCGGTCTGTGCTACTAGACTTTTATTGGGCACAATGACAATGCTGCGCCCTTGCGATTCCACCGTCTTACTGAGAGCAGCAGTGATCAAGGTCTTGCCAGCACCTGTAGCTATCTCCTGAACACTCTGTGGATTTTCTAAAAAGTTATTGATTATTTCTACTTGATAGTCGCGGAAGGTTATGGGCTGTCCGGCCTGTGGATGACCCTGAGGCCAGGTTTTGTTGGCAAAGGTATCACTATCAAATCTGGGAAAGTTGAACTTAGTATTGTATTCTCTAGTGTCATTGATTTCAATATCATAGCCCTGATCATCTAGATAGGGCAGTATCTCGGGCAGTAAGTTAATGTAGGTAGTGCCACCTAACTGAAAATAACTTACCTTGCCATCCCAGCGTCCTAGACGTACCACAGGGAGATACCTGGCACCGGGAATTTCGAACTTGTACTTGTCCGAAAGATATTTTCTATGTTTAAGATCTAGTCCCTGTATTTTTACATTTACTTCGTCGTTAATCTGTAGTGTGGCTTGCATTGTTTATTATGGCAATCTTTTCTGCGCTCTGTAACCAACGAGCACGTTTGTGGCCTATCATAAAGGTAGTGGTAGTAACTAGCAATCTAGGCTCTATAGTGGCTTCGCTATCTCTGTCCAGGTAGACCAAGTCTTTACCATCTGTGTTCTTTTTAATCTTGGTCTGTCCTTGGTAAAGATACACTGGCAATCTATTAGTCAGTCTAGCATATTCTATAACTTTGTCAAGTGCCTGTGCTTCTTCTAGGTCTTTATCAAGCTTGATTGTTTTATTGACTAACCAGGGTATAAACTCCTTGTCAATATTTAATCTTTCTACTAGGCTAGTATCCACAGAGTAGCCTAGCACACTGCTATAATCCACCAACCTAACTAGATTATTCAAGTCTAGCCCTCCTAGGTTTTCGTTTATATATTCTATTAGACTAGTGGCAGCATTAGTAATCACTAGTTTATCATTTACTAGTCTAAGTTCTAGTTTGTAGGGTGTGCGTTCGCGTTCTAGCATAGCCTGTGCTAGTTTATCTATGTCATCACTAGTCTCAAAGTTATATATGTCTTTGACAGCCAAGATCCAGTTAAGAGTACTTTCAGTCATACCAAGGGCCCAGGTCTTTTCCTCGTCGTTCCATTTACCTGTGCCTTGACCTTCTTTGAGTTGTTTCTTAAGAGCGTTGATTAGTTCGCTGTCAAAGGGAAACTTTAAAATAAATTTATCTTGTTCTATGAAAACTCTACGTCTACGATCAATCTGACGTATGGGCATTCTGTAATCTAGAGTTTCTTCCAGTCCTGGGGCAATTATAGGAGTAGGTAGGTTACTTAATTGTTTTTTGTACTTGCTGACCAGTTTCCTAGCTAGATCAGCCTGACGGTCAGTGTAACCTAGTTTTGTTTCCGAAGTCTGACAAGCTAGGCTCTCAACAATATTAACGTCGTACCGGGCCAGATTTATGGGAGGTTGCTGTTGATTGAACAGACCGTAGAGTGCGCCGCTGGCATCACGATACCCGCCCAAAAATTCGATATAATGCTCAACGTAGGGAAATGTATTTTTCATAATTCATTATACAACATCTAGATTTACAAGTCAAAAAAAACCCTGTCTAATTTAGACAGGGTTTGTAAGGTCCGCCGCAGGAGCTAACTGAAAATCAGCAGACCCAGACCTTTAGGTCTGAAACCTAACCACCCGCACAGTAGGCGTGCCAGATGATATAATCTTTTACTAATGCAGGATCAGCTAGTTCAGGCGGTTGCATTTCAAAAGCCCTATTGGGCGTGGTCCACCAACGTTCTACTAGATCCTTGCTGCCTAGCATAGACATTAGGATTTGATCCAATCTGTCTCTCGATATTTTACCAGGTTGTGACATCTGTAATATCTACCCTAAAATCATCGTCCAGATATAAAGAAAACTTAATTGTGTAGCTTGGCCCAATACCCGAGCTGTTATCTATTTCCAGAGTATAATCATCTATCTCAGGAAATCGTTCCACAAGCTGGGCCATCTTTTTTATTTGTTCTTTTGTTAACAAAAGAGAATCTGTTGCCATATTATACCTTGACACAGGTAGTATTAGCCATTGCCTTCCATTTATTAGGGAAGCTCTTGCGGAGGTCAGCAATCTTGAGAGCCATACGCAGACTTAGTTCGCGCAGATTGTCCTTGGTTTCATCCATATACTCAATGATTTCTTCCTGTTCATCTTTGCTGAAATCATAACCATCAAACAATACACCGTCACCTGCAATCTGCTTAATACGCAGGATTTTGTCACGCTGAGTATCCAGGGTAAGATCCAGATAGTGGCAACGTGATTGCAGTGCATCCAAGTGATCACGCAGTTTTTGCGATTTCATCTTGTCAAACTTAAGGTTAGTGATAAAGATAACACTGCCTTTAAAATCAAAGGTTGAGGGGATACCCTCGTCCTTGAGTACACGGCTCTCGCTCAACCAGCTGATCTTGCGCTTCTTACCGGAATCCAGAGCACCTTTAAGCAAGTTAAGTGCGACGTCGTCTAGTAGGATACTGTCGCAATCATCAAACACGATAACACAGTTCGAATCTGAATACTTGTAGAGAGTTTGATACAGACCAATTGGGCTGGCACTGCCTTTTACTACCTCTGCACGTAGGCGACGTCCAGCAAGTTGATCTATAAGTTGGGCTTTTTCAATTTCTTGCTCAACACCAAAGCTCTTACCAACACCAGGAGGACCACTTACAATCATAGCACGAATGTCGCCGTTAGTAGCAGCCTTGGTCATTTCGTGCAGGATTTCAAAACGTTCGCGAATACGAGCTATTGCTTCTTGGTCTGTCTCAGCTGGTGCAGCCTGTGTGGGCTTGGTGTTGTCTTCTACAACAAAATTACCATTTGTAAATTGATAGTCCATAGGACCTTTAACATTAATGCGGATCACTTTTGGACCGCCGGGAATCTGTCCATCATTTTTGACAGCAATAAATGCGTTTTTGCCTGTGTTGGTAAAGGGCTGTTTTAGTTCAAACTGCATACCAGTACAGTCTTGATCGCGATAGCTGCCAGCAATAATTTCCACAATGGGTTTCATAGTTAGGCTCCTTGGTAGTTATTAGTTTATTTCGTAATAATACAGGAACCCGGGGTTAAAGTCAACTGTTAACATTTTATTAACTAAGTTGCTTAATTTGCAACGTTAATAAATTATTAATCTGAATTTTTAGTAGTATCAGCTTCAATATACTGTTTAATTACTCGCATTGCCTTGCGGCTGCTATCATAAACGTATTCAAGATCTTCATCTTCTGTATGCACTACTAGAATAAAACCGTTGGCTGCTTTGCGAATTTCGATAGATTCAAACATAGAAAAATCCCATAAGTGATTGATACCCCTATATTAACATAGAAGTATCAATACTGCAAGTGGAAATTTCTTCAGTTTATTTTTTTCTGTGGGTGTATTCCACAAATTGGTTGTTTTCTAAAAATTCTTCGTCAGTGACGTAGGGGAACTGATCATTAATTGGTCTTCCCATTTCCAATTTGGGTTCAATAAGCACTCGTTGGTCAATCACACATTCTATTAATCTTGAACCTTGCTGGAATAAGTCACTGTCTAATTGCTTAAGGTCCACAACCTTGGTATATTTCATACCGTAGGCGGCAGCTAGTTTTTCAAAATCAGGAACACCTGGTCCCTGACCCTGTGTGGTGGCGTGATGGCGTCCACCCATATAACTATTCTGGAATTGACGTATCATACCCAGACCCTGGTTATTAAATACCACCACTTTGATGTCTAGACCATATTCTCTTGCAGTCTGTAGTTCCTGTATGTTCATCTGTACACCACCATCACCATTAAAACTGACTGCCTGAACTTCAGGATTTCCTATTAGGCTACCAATAGCAGCAGGTAGACTGTAACCCATTGCATAGTGACCGCTACTAGTAAATAATTTTTGTCTACCTTTACGATTCCACATCTGATAGAGCCAAACGTGGTTGGCACCAGCATCAGCAAAGATGTGCGCATCATCATCAAGCAGACTAGTTATCTTTCTAACTACACTGTAGGGATTAAGACTGTTATATTTTTCACTTTCCTGACTAATATCGGTGTTTAGATATTTTTCTCTAATTCTATTAGTATATTCCAGCCAGTCTGAACTAGCTTCTGGCGCAGCAACATTAGGTAAAATTTTATCAAGGTGTGTAAGGTTAACTTGTATACCTGTAAATCTATCAGGATACTTTATTAATTCTTCGCCGTCAATATCCAGGGCCATTAGTTTAGCACTGGGCGCAAAATTATCCACGTTGCCTGAAGTCTGACGATTATCCAGTCTGCTGCCTAATACCAGAATGCGATCTGCGTTTTGTATTACATAGTTACCACCACGGTTACCGTAGACACCAAAATGACCTAGATAGTTAGGCATACTATGATCAAAAATATTTAGAGCACTCCAGCTGGCCACGAACGGTGTTCGAGTTTTCTGTAACCAGTCTACCATCTCTTGTTGTCTGCCTGCTAGTTCAACACCAGCTCCTAATACAACCAAGGGCCTTTGACCTGACTGGAAAAATTCATTTACGCTATTAGCAATAATTTGTGTTTGATCATCTGCAATACTGGGAACTTTAATTTCTGGTAACAATATTTCATCTGTGCCTATGTCTTCCGTCTGTATGTCCATAGGAATGTCCACTAACACTGGTCCCATTCTGCCAGTAAACGCCTGTTCCACAGCAGTTTTAAGAGCAAGTGGTAGCTCACTGGCCTTGGTCACTGCCACGGCATAGTTACATACAGGCTTGGCCATACTTACAATGTCCATCTGCTGGAATCCAGCCTGTCTTACTTTGGCACCTTTATACTGTGCTACCTCTTTACCGTTCACCTGACCACAGATATGTAGGCTGGGTATGCTATCGTAGTAGCCGCAGGCGATGCCTGTTAATAGATTACTTGCGCCTGGTCCGCTGGTGCAGAATGTCACCCCCAGCTGGCCGCTGGTTCGCCAGAGTGCATCAGCCGCCATAGCCGCTGCCTGTTCGTGCTGGAAGGCCACATAACTCATTCCAGGTGTTTCGCCCACTGCATCTAGCATAAAGGCACAAGCTCCGCCCTGTACTAAAAATACCTTGTTGCTATTAATTGCTTTTAAAAATTGTGCTACGTATTGATCGCCTCTCATAGTGTTCCTCTGTAATTAATTGAACAGACTCATAAATCCGTCTACTACTTCTCCAATATAGGCAATCTGCTCGGGAGTGATTACCGGGCTAGTGCCGTGGAAGTAGGTGTTGGTCATTGCTAGTGTTGCATTGGGGAAATTATTTTTTGCTAAATTTTGATCCATTAAATGACTGTAAGCTGGTTGCAACATAATGTTACCAGCGAAGTAGGGTCTAGTCTGAATCAATTTTTCTTCCAGGTAGTCAACTATATCCGCACGAGTAAACGGAGCGTTTGATCTTACTGTTAGTGGAAAAGCAAACCAGCTGGGGTCGCTGTGTTCCTGAGCTCTAGGAAGATGAAAATATTCTTCATATTTCTCGTATATGGAAAATAATAGTTGGTAGTTTCGTCTACGTAGTGCGTGTATTTCCGGCAACTTATCCAGTTGTTTGATGCCCATTGCACACTGTAGTTCGATTGGCTTAAGATTGTATCCAATCTCATCATATACATATTTGTGATCAAAAATTTCATCCGGCATAGTGGGTATCCAATTTTTAAATCTAGTTCCACAAGTGCCACATTTTAGTTTATTAGCTTCAGGTCCCACACAATAACAGCCGCGACCCCATTCTCTAAAACTTCTTAAAATAATATCTTGTTCGGGATCATCAGTGGCTACATAACCACCTTCGCCCATAGTCATATGGTGAGCAGGATAAAAACTACAACTAGCCATAAGACCATAACTACCCAGTGGTTTCTCTCTATAGGTACTTCCTAGAGCATCGCAGCAATCTTCTAATAGAATAAGATCATATTTTTTAACTATTTCCATTACTCTATCCATATTGGGAGGATTTCCCAGTACGTGCGCAAAGGTAATGACTCTAATATCAGGATTTTGTTTAAGTGCAGCCTCCACCTGATCAAGATCTAGGTTGAGAGTATCAAGCTCTATGTCCACAAACACTGGCGTAAAACCCATTTGCAATGTAGGGTTTAGTGTAGTAGGAAAACCTGCAATAGGCATAAGAACCTTGGTGCCTTTAGGTAAATTGTATCCACGTTTGCTGGTAAGACTTGCCATCATTAATAGGTTACTGCTGCTACCTGAATTAGTAACTATACCAAGTTTTTTTCCAAACTGTTTGGGGAACTGTCGTTCAAATTTTAAACTTTCATTACCCATTGCCAACCAGCCACTAAGTAGGCTTTTGACACCTGCTAGATATTCCTCCTGATCGTAGTAGGCGCCAGCATAGTTTACAAAATCTCGACCCGCAGTCCAGGTACGGGATTCCTGACGTTCTTTATAATGTTGTTCTACTAATTCTAATATTTTATCAAGTGTTGGAGTTGTCATAGGGAATTTCTAAATAGTCGCAAAAATATTTCATAAGATCTATTACTTGTTGACTGCCACGACTAGCGTGGAAGTGTAGTATGTGTGCTGCATTAATATCAATACCGTTCCAGGAATTATGCCAGGCAATGGCCTGTTCTGTTAGTGCCCTTAGGTTCATAGCTTGGTAAGCCAACTCAGGATGGAATCTATCCTCCATTGGTATATCCTGACTCCAGAACATATAATTATGCCTAACCTGATCAAATCCCCAGTGTTGATAAGGATGACCCACTCTCTGTGACCATAGTTGTTCGCCTAGGTCCCAGACTGTCCGACTCATTGTATGAGGATAATACTGTATATCATCATTAAAATAATGCTGGAATTCACCTTCGCTTTTAGGATCTGTATAGTTAAACATCCTATACTCTTTAAATCTATCCCCAAACAGTGAGGTGGGTCTTATCATAATTGTATCAGCACCTGCAAAGAATATATTACAGGGCTCCTGATTCCAGATACGTTTAATATCCTCCCAGACAGCTAGAGTGTAAGTATCATTATCGTCTACTTCTTCTGTAAGCTGTATGTATTCAAAAGGCTCTTCCACATAATGCTCATAGCTAGCTCGACTGTATTGTGACATTTTTTGGTAGGCTAGGTAGAGATCACGATTTTTTTCCAGCATCCAGCCGTTACGTATGGGCCTTACTGAATTTACTATATAGTTTTTTACTGTCATTGTTACCACACAAAATTATTTCTATAGTATTCTACTATTTTTTCTAGCTCTGTGTCAAATATTGCCTGAGGTTGCCAGCCCAGATTCTTCAATTTACTATCATCAATGCTGTACCTTACATCCTGCCCCTGCCTCATACTGGGCTCAATATAATCCTGTATGTTTTCTTCTATACCAAAAAGACCAAGAATCTTTTTAACCACTTCTATGTTTGGTAATTCTAGATTGCCGCTTATGTTATAGATTTCGTTTACTACACCAGAATTAATAATGTGTATGGTGGCCCTAGCTGTATCGGCAGCGTGTAACCAGGTCCTAATAGGTGTCCCGTTATTATGTAGGTCTATCTTTCTACCTATTTCCAGAAATTTAACACTCTTGGGTATAAGTTTTTCCACGTATTGTCCAATACCATAATTATTGGTAGGCCTAACAATGATGTAGTTAATACCGTGTGTTCTACTCCAGGCTAGCACTAGTTGATCAGCAGCAGCCTTGGTTGCGCTATAGGGATTACTAGGTTTGAGTAAATCTTTTTCACTATGACTGCCTTCTACAATATCTCCATAAACTTCGTCTGTGCTGTAGTGTAAAAATATAGGACGACGTTGTTTCTTTTTGGCTATAAGTTTTAGTAGATTATGAACACCATTAATGTTGGAATGTACAAAACTGTCACTATCTTCAATACTGTTATCCACGTGACTTTCTGCCGCAGTGTTGATTACATAATCACATTCATAGAGCATATCAAGATCATTAATGTCGCTTTCTATAAATTTGAAATTAGGATAATTTTTAAATTCGGGTAGAAATTGTTGATTGGCTGCATAGGTAAGTTTATCTACACCACAAACGTACCACCCTAGGTTAAGACATTGCCTGGTTAGGTGGCTTCCTATAAAGCCTAGACATCCAGTTATGTATACTATTTTTTTATTATTCATTGGGTTTATAATCCTCTATTCCCTGTTTCAAACCGTGTAAATCTAGATTAAGACTATATAATAAGTCACTGTTACCAGTATAATTTAGATCACTAGATCCCTGTAGTAAAACTTCCCCTGTTGGGCAATGTGTGTCAGCAAACAATAATGCCTGATAGTATAGACTGTATTTTTCTTTATAGACTAAATTAATGTCTTTGATTAAGTCTTTTTGATCTGCATTTATGTAGTGTTTAACGACAGTGGCCATATCTCTATGACTAAAAAAATCAAATTTACGATCAATTACGCTAAGTTTGCCTGTGTTTAGAAGTCTCTTAAATAATCTGGAACTAGGCTCATTGTAACCAAAACAACCAAATAGTCTTAATGTATAAAAATTGTCTCTTTTCCAAATAGTGCGGGCAATATAGTTTTTAGCGAGCCCATAGGTGTCTATGGGATTACGTTCTGTAATTTCCAGTTCTTGGACATTATTGATATCCCTAGCTCTATCGAATTCAGCCCCACTACCAAAGTTAATATATCTAAATTTAGATGGCTGATGATAAAAATTAAGGAACATCTGCATATTTCTCTGCAAATCACTTAAATTAACATCGGTGGTATTAACACTACCGCCACTGAAAGCACAGTTAATAATTACATCTGGGTGTTCTCGTTGTAGCCAGTCATAAACAGCAGTGTAGTTTAATAAGTCGAGATCTTTTCTAGTTACTGGTAATATAGTGCCAACATCTTTAAGTAGAACGCCGAGTAAATTTCCCAGAGTGCCATTGGCACCAAGTATGGCTATTTTTTTCATAGATTAGATCTAAGAGCTTGGTCAAGATTGGCTAGTCCTTGATACCTATAACTATCAATAGGATGAGCAAGATTATAGGGGTTAGCTCGTTTAAAAGTACTTGATTTAATTCTATCCAGAATTTTTTTAACACGAGTTACTGTATCTTGATCAGAGGGATCTACCTCTAACATTAGTAAAATCTGATCAGCAGTTTTTAGATTATGCCTTGCAACTGCCGTGACTAGAGACAATAAAACAATATCAAATTCAAGATAGCTAAAGCCAAACTGTTCTTCATCACCATTGCTAATGCCTAGTCCGTCGGTGGGTCTTGCAAACACTGTGGAATCAGGCACACCGGCCATTTCAGCAAGTTTAGGAACTTCCCAACTTTTGTTTAAACTTTGTATGGGTGCTAGATCACCAACGTCACCGTGTAGTGTCCAAAAACCTGCTGCTAGTTCGCTAAAGTTGTCAGTACTGCCTACTAGTCCCCCAATGCGTGAAGCTTCATTATAAACTGTCATCATACGCAGACGAACTCTTAGATTACCACTGCGCAGTGGACTATTGCCTAGACTAAAGTCTCGGGCTAGGAAACTATTATATAACCTATCAAAATCTTCAGTTAGATCTATATGTTTATGTTCTATACCTAATGCCTGTATTGTTTCAATACCGCGGGCAGTTTCTTCAGGATTTTGATGTATAGGCATTGTTACGCCCAATACATTCCATCCTGCTTGTTTAAATAATGCAGCAGTAAGAGCACTATCTACACCACCACTCATTCCCAATGCAACATTTTCTATTTTATATTTGTCACGGTAATCACGAAGCCCTTGTACAAGGCGTTCCTGAAACACTTTTAAAGTATCTTCGTAGACGTAGGTATTTTTATAGATAAGTTTGTCAAGAGTTTGATCAAACCAAGCTCCCAGTGGAGCCATAGTAGTTTGCCTACTATATTTTAATATTTGATTTTTTAACATAGGGTAGTTGAAAATATAGTGTATTTAACGTTTAGTTTACAGGTTATTAAAAAAATAGTCAAAGAAAAACCGCCCCTAGGGGCGGTTAAATTATGGTACTTCGGATGGGATTCGAACCCATTTAGCCCATTTTAGAGATGGGAGCATCAACCATTCTGCCACCGAAGTTTATTTCTAGGCTGCTAGGACTTCTTTTAACCTATCTGCTGCATAACTAGCAGCGAAGGCACGAGGCTTCACCATTGGTATCACATTGCACACACCACGAATATAACCCACAGCCTGTTGTATCACAATGCTGCTATTATGGCGCTCATCAGGATTAATGTCAAGATGTATTTGTACCTCACGATCACCAATTACGTCTACCAACTTCTGATAGAGTTCTGCCACCTTGTAGACTTCGTTCATAAGACGCATACTGGGACGGCTGGCTTTGTGATCATAATCAACTTCTGTCTGTACTTCACCAAAAATCTTACAACCGTGACAACCATCAATATGCACTACCACAGCCAGTGTATAATCAGCATACCACTTATTACCAACTTTATATCTGGCACTGTCTGCACCGATATAAATTTTGGTACTATCACTTTGTTGGTCTATAAATTTTTTTACTGCATCGATATCAAGTTTTCTTTCCATTTACGCCTCTTGAATTATTTGGTGCTGCTAACTGGATTCGAACCAGTGACCTCCGCCTTACCAAGGCGGCGCTCTACCACTAGAGCTATAGCAGCATTATATTAAATGATCCGCTACACCAAGGTCAATGATCTCCTGTGCAGTCAGATAAACATCCGTGGGTGGTAATAATTTAGATTTAACCTTGCTTGCGGGTAGCCCGGTGACTGTTTTAAGCAGATCAATCATACGCTGATTCATAAGTTCTCCGTCTTTCATCGTGGCCTTGAGATCGTGATGCTTGCCACTGAGATTGTCAGAATACTGATGACTCATAAAACTTGCATTGGCACTGGCCCAGCGTTCCCCCTTTGTTCCTGCAGAAAAAATTAGAAATGCTGATGACATCACTGACCCAATGCCCACGGTCCTGATAGTATGTGGGCTGTTCTTCATAACATCTATTAGAGCGAAGGCATCATAAAGATCTCCCCCTATACTGTTAATATATAACGTCAGTGTTTTTTGTTCTTTGGCTTGCAAATTTTCATAAAGAATCCATTTTATTGCTTCAGCTATGTTTTCTGAGTTAATTTCACCGTAGATATAATGTGTGGAATTTTCCAGTAACTTTAATTCAATACGTTGCCTAGCATCAAAATTTTCGTCTTTTTTCATAAAAATCCTGGAAAACAGTCCTAGTATTTACATAATAGGACCGTTCCCATTTTTAAAACCCACTGAACCACCCTCAGCCTCGATACGCTTGATGACATCTTCAAACAGTATGGGACGAAAGTCTGTTTGTTCTACGCACACACAGTGATAGCGAGTATCAACTACACCATCTTTCATTACGCGGTTTGCGTGAAGATGACCGTGTATGTTGGTACCAAAACGACCCAGGCTTTCCTCGTGGATGGGAATATGGCTCAGTATCATTCCGTTCATAACGTGGTACGCACGTAGTTCACGGAAGTACTTTCTATATTCGTCATCACGGAAGATATCGTGGTTACCACGTATCAAGACTTTGTCACCGTTTAGGCGTGCAAGTGTAGCAAGTGCTCGACGGTTAATAACAACGTCACCAAGATGATAGACTTTGTCGTTGGGCCTAACTCGTTCGTTCCAGGCTTTGACCATAAACTCATCCATTTCCTCGGGGTTGTCCCAGGGGCGCAGTTTGGTTACTCCATCGTTCCGCATAAAGCGGCAAACGCCAGCGTGACCAAAATGCGTGTCACTTACTAAAAACACTGCTGGCATTTTGCTCTCCTTATTTTAATTTTCTTAAACTATCTTCAAACCATCCACAGAGGGAATAATTTAATGTTGGTATATTGTCTTCATAAAACTCTTGCTCACAGGCTTCACGTATCATTGCGTAGAGTTTAACTATTCGTTCGGGATGGCCTCCCTGGCGCACTTCTTGTCTGATAATACGCTTTAGCATCCATTGTTCAAATTTGTTCATTGCGGCTCCTCGGTGTTTAGTATGTCCCAGGCTAACCCATTCCAAGGTTCGAATCCAATGCCTGTGCCCATCCAAGTGGTGCGATTCTCAACAATTTCCCACCACTCACCCGTGCTGTCTTTATACACTACACGATAGCTATCTCCTGTTGCATTGCGCACAGATCGAAGAACATTTTCTGCATCATTTGTAACTGAGACAGGGCCGTTGTCATCTTCAATAAAAATAATTTTACGGTCTCTATCAATGTCGTATATTGAAAATTTACTTCTCATTTGTTTTGTCACCTGTCTTTGCATAGACACAATAATGGCCAGAGTTTCTGGGCTGCTGTTTCAGTAGGTTAATGCATTCCGTCATTGTGGTAGTTTTGGCAACTACTGTGATGTCGGGCTGTCCAGCAATTAGTAAAATATTAAGTAAGATCCACATTATCGCCAGGATCTCCAACCTGACCACTCGCTAGACCCAATGCGGCAGGTAAAGCTGTCAGATGTGTATCCTATCATATCAATCCAGTTCTTGGCAATGCCACGGAAGTACAGTTTAAATTCAAACTTAAGGTCAGGATTGCTCTCTTTGCTCATAGCATACTGCCACATAATAAAATCGTGTGCTAGAAACAGGGCGCGGATCAAACTATATAACACGCAGGCAATACCAAATATTCCCATACCCACTGCTACCATTCCGATATATGCGAAGATTTCCATCGCCCGCTCCTTGTTAATTACTATACCGCTATTATAACCTATTTGGGGGATAATGTCAACCAGAATTTTTGTTGCTTTTTTAACAATAAAAAAGTTACAATATTAGCAACATTGATTAAAAATTGATTGACTTGCGTTCAAGTTTTTTAAGACTGTCACGCCGCATTAGGAAAGGTCTAGGATTGTTTTCTTTGTGAACAGTGAGATATTCTACGCCATCTATCACACGAACATCGCGAGTGTTCTCACATATCACACGTTCTTTACTACGTTCTACAATAAATGTAATAGGTTTCATTTACTATCTCCTTGAAACTTGGAGCGGGCGAAGAGGTTCGAACTCTCGACGTCTTGCTTGGAAGGCAAGTGCTCTACCAACTGAGCTACGCCCGCATAACTAATTGCTGGTTAAAAAACTCACTGTCTAAAATATCATATATTTCAGAAGTAAATCTTAAACTAGCGTTTATTCTTTCCTGACCACTTATATACATACCTCTGTGTGGTACAGCAATATTTACCCAGCTGGGCACTCCGCTGTCAATTCTAGCTATTTCTTTTGCAGTACCTGTGATTGTTCTGCCGCCAGGATCATAGATACCATCAGTGGCATAGTCGGGTATTTTAGCATTAAAATCTATTTCAGCATCGTACCACACTGTGTAACTGCCTGTGCAACCTTGCACGGGTATATTAAGAGCTACATTAACATTAAATTCAGGATCGTCTATATGTATTGGTAATTCGGAATATTCTGGTCTCAGCCAGAATAAACACAGCACGTCAAAGTATTTTAAAATTTTTAACCTATTCAATTCTCTCGTCAAACTTGGCAATTTTTTCAGTAGCTCTACTTTACTGTAGAGATCTTTAGTACTGTATCCCATTGTTTTTTCGCTGAATAACCTACTTGTCTTAGTTTCATTGAACAGATTTAAAATTTCTAGTTTTATATCAGCTAACGCATTAGGATCTATATTCGCGGGCTGATGCAGCCAGATTGGTATTTTGTTCATTATACAAGTCTCTTATTATAAATATTTTACTATTAAACTATCAAGATGTCAAATTTTATCTATCTATTCAAAACACAAAGACTTAATATGTTTGAAATAGCTGGAGCTCAAATTATTAAAAATGCACCGGATCAATTTTATAATATATGTGATTATATTCTAGAGGACAAATTTTTAAAAATACGTGCCCTGGGAGAAATCGTTACAAACTTTTTACCAAGAATTGAAGGCAATTACAGAAACTTCCGTAATGTTGACTGGCAATCTAGTCAAGATTATCTAGATAGTATAATTAATACTGCATTTAAGCAGGGTAAACATCTTATGTTTGGAACTAATTCTCTAGAACAGTATAACTTTATAGTAGCAAAGTACCAGGATAGATGTTGTACTCTGGCAGTAACCTACACACAAGGAAGTTATCCCGCTTTATTAGAACACCTTGTGGATCATCACATACATCTTTTAAAGACTTCAGGTATAGAAATAACACCACAGGATAAATTTAATCTAGAAAATCTAACTCTAGAAGAACTTAAACAATACTATCTTAAAAGTTTTGATGAACAAGAATTATTGCCTGCTTGTTTTAATTTAGATTCAGACTATACTATAGATTATTTAGACCTTATTAACCCGCAAAAATTTAACAACTGGCTAGAAACTTTAGGATTTCCCTTTACCAATACTAGTATAAAGTTTTATGAGGATTGGCTACGGTTAAATGGCATCCAACAAAAACTTTTTGACACGCACATTGGGTAGTCTAAACTTTCCAGTATCAGCTAGTCCTAGAACAATACCTACTTCACAAACTGCACCACTACGACAGAGACCTGCTGTGCAATGTACTACTACATTCATTCTGTCAGACACTGCACGTTTAAGTAACAAAGTGATATCCTGTGCCTGTGTTCTAGATATCTTGGTTTCTTCAGGGAAGCCATCTTGATCGTCGGCATCTAGAAATTCAAACCTATGGACTTCTTTAAAAGAGTGTTTGGGGGTAGGAAACCAGCCTGCAGGATCGGCTATTTGTATCAACATACTATTGGGGCCAGCATCGAAATGATGCCCGTTTTTGACATCAATGGCGGCTACATTTTCTATCCACATAATACACTCCTTAAAATGGTGGAGGTGACAGGACTCGAACCCGCTACCTTGACCTTGCAAAGGTCCTGCTCTCCCAGCTGAGCTACACCCCCATTTTCTTTTACTATAACAACTCACTATAAATATTTTTATGCTTCCCTACAAAGCCATAGACCTTCCTGACTTTCAAATTATTAAACCTAAGCTGATAGATCTTATGTACAAGACTATCACAGACTTCGATTCTACAAACACCAAGGCTACCAGTCACGATCTTATAGAACAATATTGCCCAGAACTAGTAAAGTTTTTTAACGCAAACAATCTTGTACTAGATGTAGGAAGATTTTTTGTAACTCCACCTAGAGATGGGTTATACATCCACGTAGACGGAAATTCGGAAGTTTCCAGAATTTTTAGTCTTAACTTACCACTACTAAACTGCGATCAGTCGGAAATGATCTGGTGGGATAATGTAGATATTGTGGAATATCGTAGTCATCAATCCTACGGTAACAATATTGCCAAAATGGACGGTGAGAATAAAATTAAATTAGCTGGCCTTGCTCTTACCACACCACATCTAGTTAGAGTAGATATACCACACAGTGTGGAAAATAACCAGGATAAACTTAGAGCTATATTCTCAATGAGATTTAAACCTGAACCTTACCATCTTTGGTATTAATATTGAAACACACTACTCTCGTTGTGGTCGCCGCCGCGGAACGGCATCGCAATGTGCTTCAATATGCAGTCTCGTTTATCGTCCGAGACTGCTAAGACGGGGTCTGTAGACTACTGACAATTTATCCTACTGTACGCCGTCAGTAAAGGCGACTTCCTCACACGCGATAATATTATATGTATCTGTCTATATAGAGACCAACACTAGCAGCTCTTTGTACTAGTCGTTGTTCCTTGATGCTTTCGGCATAGGCATACTGAGTTAAAAATTCAGTGTCCTTCATATAATTGTAATTTCTTAATAACCTAAGACCTTCCTGCATAGAAATAAGCTTGACAAGTTCGTTGTAATTTTGTAATTCAGCATCTTGTCTTTTATACTTGGCTAACACTTGTTGATGTTGGCCAACTTGAGCATAGTCAGTTAGTAAAGAACTAGGCACACGGTAAACTATCATTGTTCTAGGTCCTTGGCATCAATGCAAGTACCGCCCTTGAACACATAGACATCACTGTCTATTCTTAACTGTTCAAAAACGTGGTTATTGACACATTTGTAGGGATCTTTGTGATTGTCCATATAATACAATACCCCATAGCCTATGCCCGCTAGTAACATTAAAATAGGTATATATTTTAAATACTTAACTATTTCGGGAAGAGCACTTAATATTTGAGGTAAATTCTTTAACAGGTCTTTCATACCTGTATTTAACAGGGAATTACTGATCTAGGCGTGGTACGCTCAAAGCGGTTCTAAAAGCTTCCAGTTCAGCCTCATCAAAAAACAGTTCCATCTTGGTCTGTATGGCCTCGGGGTCCTTGGCCCAGTCGAACTTAGTAAAAATATGCACTCTAAAAAGTGCCGGGGGAAAATCCACTGGCGTGACTTCACAATAGAGTTTATAACCCTGAGCTTCCGTTATTAGCATTACTTTCCCCTTATAAAATTGGCTCCAGCGGTTGGGATCGAACCAACGACCAATTGATTAACAGTCAACTGCTACTACCACTGAGCTACGCTGGAATAAAATTGGTAGGAAGTGACGGGATCGAACCGCCGACATTCTGCGTGTAAAGCAGACGCTCTACCAACTGAGCTAACTTCCCATATAACATTTTACTACTAAAAGTTTATTAAGTCGAATTGTTATTCGCCAAATAAACCAAAAACATAATTGTTGTAATACTTGTAAAAATATTCTAGACCTAGTTCCATAGGATTGTGTACAGGTCCGTAATCACTATAATTATTGTTATTAAGATGACATCTACCCTGATCCATACGCCTTGCTATTTCATCATCTTCATAACAGGTTTCCATATAGGCAGCCTGATGAGCTTGAACAAACTCAGGTTCAAATAAAGCTATATCCTCGGGATAATAAAATTCAACAATATTTTTTGTGCGCTGTGGTGTTTCCGGCCACAGACTAGAAATTACTAAAACTTCAGGATACCATTCCACCATTACATTAGGATAGATGGTCAGCCATATTGCCCCAAATTCAGGTATTTGTCCCTTACGATAATTCATTAATACATCGTGCCAGCGACGATAAACTGGTGTACCGGGAGTGCGCAATTCATTATGAACTCCCACAGTCTGCACACTATACCAGTCACCAAACTGCCAGTCTAGTTTATTACAATCTACAAAATTACCAAGGCCAGGATGGAAAGGTACCACGTGATAATCGTCTAGGTAGACTTCTATAAAGGTCTTCCAGTTGTAATCACAATGATGTTCCTGAGTGCTATGGTACTGGTAATTGTTAAAATCAAAATACTTACCAGCTCTCATACCAATAAGATCTCGAACAATGTTAAACTTACCTGATTCAAAAAATAGACCGTTCCAGCTCTGTGTGCTAAATTTTCTTAGTGGTCTATTAGGGCAAGGATCAAAATGTGGGGCGCCAACAAGTTCGCCTTCTAGATTGTAGGTCCAGCCGTGTAATGGACAAATAATGTTTGATGTTTCTCCACTGCCTGTTAGCATTACTGCTTGGCGGTGGCGGCAGACATTTTCTATACACTCTATACCGTTGTTGTTTTTAACTAACACTCTACCACTATTGTCCTGTGGAAGTGTGCGATAGTTATTGACAGATAGTTCGTGTCCTAGATATCTTGCCTGTTTAAAAAGTAATTGTTCGCGTTCTAATATTTTATCGTCGAAATAAAAATGACTGGGTTTCATTAAATTATTTTTTTAGTATCAGTTACGACAAGTCCCATCTCTTTTAAATGTCGTGCAACAAGTGTATCTATATGTTTATTAACTCTTTTTATTGCTGCATTACATTTTTTATCTAGTTCAGTATCAGTTTTGACTTTTTTCTTAGTCATTATTTACTCCCTGAGTGGGTGCTAGGTTATATCTTCTTCTATATTGAGAGTCCACACTACCTGATGCTTCAGGACTAATATATTTAACATTGGATTCCACAGGCAGGCCAAAAGTTTTTAAGATGTTAGCCTTGTCTGCCTGGCTACCGCAAGATTTTACACACTCTTGCACTATTAATTTAGCCAATCTCAGTATGGCCTCTTTATCATAATCGTCAAGATTGTCCCAGCAACCCTGAGCAGTCATACCTGCTTGATACATAAGGTCGTCCAATAGATTGCTATTCATTGTCTTGATTTCTCCCTAGACCAAAATGTTGTTTTAGATCCTGTCTAAAACTTTTTAAGTATATATCCCTCTCTTCTTTACTGTCTTCCCGAATGTGTTCATTTAAAATGTCTAGACATTCCTGTACAACTAACCTAGCAAATATTTTATTATAATGTTCTATCCAAAGGTCAGGAGCCAGTACTCCCTTGGGCACTGACTCCTTGGCTTTCTCTGAAATGTTTTTTATTAAATCCATTTAATTATTTTTGGACCGTCCTGAGGGAGTCGAACCCCCGACCTTCAAGTTCGTAGCCTGATGCTCTAATCCTACTGAGCTAAGGACGGATTAATCTCTACGTTTTTTCCAATCATAACCAGGTCCAGTTTCCGTTACACCAAACTCGCCAACCATATCAGCAAGCTCGCTGCACATAGTAACATACTTTCTACCAGTACTTCTAAGATGCTGACAATAATTAAGTGCTTCTGTCATATCTTCAAATTCTTGACCGTAGGTTTCATCACCGTAGGTCCAATATACTTTATACATATCTACTTTCTTAACTTGGTGGGTGCTCTCCGATTCGAACAGAGAAGGCCAAAGACAACAGATTTACAGTCTGCCCCCGATACCATTACGGGACTAAGCACCCAATCTAAATCTTGCTATGTTCTTTTGCGAGAACTCTAGTTGCAGTCTGAGAGGCTTGAGTCCTAGGATACAGAGGCCGTCCTGCCACAGCGTAAAGCGACACTGTGCATCTTGGTACACCGTAGGGGATTCGAACCCGCTCTAGCCACCTTGAAAGGGTGGTGACCTCAACCAGATGTCTAACGGTGCAATAAAAACTCTCGGCAAGCCTAAGCCACCTGCCTTCCCCTACCTATCAAGGCTTAGATGTAGTGTAGAGAAACTTGGCGGTCCCAAGGGGAGTCGAACCCCTCCTTCTGCCGTGACAGGGCGGTGTACTAACCGATATACTATGGAACCTTATATTAGTATTATATTAGTAAGTGCTATCGTGCCAATTTAGGAGTCCGGTGCTTCCGTTCCAGAGCGTATGGCTGGTTATGTCAGGACCTGTTCCACGCCAGTTAGGCCCGCATAGTAAATGATCAGTTTACGATACCCAATGTTTCATCGATAACACTTGCTAATATATTGGTTAGGCCACGCTTTTCCACGGTCGCCCCTATCCTGGAGTTGTTACCCTGTCCGAACACTGTTTGGCAGACGGCCGACGAAGTGTCCACGCTGCTAGGTCGTCTGTCTCTAGTAACGCTAACGGTGCCCTAGCCACCGGGCCTTGTCGTGTGCCATACGCTACTTTTAGGAAAGTAGTAACCGGATTCTTGACTTTCTGAAACACACTATATCCAATCTCAAGGGCACTCTTTAGAATGCGACTCATACTTGTGAAATCCACTACAATGTGTTTTAGAAAGTGTTAAGACTGAGATTACATCTTAACTACAAGCACCTCGGGTATTATAGTCAGCCTTGCGAGCCAATCTTCTCCACGACATCCACAAGATCCATATCGCTATGTGATCCAGTCTGCTTGCAGCATCGCCGTTTAAAGACAGGCAGTAGTCTTGTCATTGTATGCTACTCTGTACCTTATTACCCGTTGAACTTGCGGTCCATTAAGCCTTGCGAGCTACGAATCTTCTAGTACAAATCAGTTTCACCTTGCGGGTTAGACTGAACTTAGTTAGCTTACGCCCTAAGTGTTAGATGCTTTTCACATACAACCGGAGCAGTCTTTGCGTTTTTGTTTAATGATAGTTGGATTTGAACCAACTGCCTACAGTTTAAAAGGACTGTTGCTCTACCAATGAGCTATATCAACCTACTATGATGTGCTGCTCCAGTTGCCGCATACTCTTTTGGAATACACGATACAACACACCACGTACCTTTCGCCTGCCGGCTACTCAGTAGTATTTCACGATTCTTGTGACGCCTCACAGCAGCCCCAAGTACCATTCATACTGCACACAAGCCCTTGGCTGCGAAACCTTGGACAAATGCACTACCCTTTCTCATACCAACTAACTGGTTGGTTTTGTAGTGAAGTCAGCACCACCTGTTACTTTCCTTGCACCCTAGTTCCCTTGCGGGCTAGTCGATACAAGTTCTTTCCACTACACCAGCTTCATTGTTACAACCACCGGTCTTATCAGTGATCGCTACCTCGCGGTAGTGAGCAGGCTTGTTTAACTGGACCATCTCTGGCGCAGTCCTGTAGGAGGATTCTGCTTTGGGTGACTCACGCCACTTATCCTTAGTTAGACGGCGAACCGCCTAACAAGAGATTAAACTCCCTAAGTATCTATATTACAGCTAAATTCTTTTAATGTCAACCACCATATTGAAACACACTCCCAAGGGGCTGTCATTAACCCACTTGTAACTTTGTACAACCTGTCGGGTAGCTACTTCCGTACTCTTGTACTCACCGTGAAGCTGGCACGGCAATGACAGAAATGTGCTTCAATATGGTGCAAACAAATGCGATGGGATTCGAACCCAACCTAGACGCCCGGTCACGGAACTCATCCACACCTGCAAGTGCTTCAACTCTCCGCTACTGGGGCTTCTGTGCCAGCCAATACACTTACGCAGCCTGTCATATCCCATTGCAGTGTTATATGAACAGTCTTGTACCATATTAAAATATATTAGGATGCTTCACAGAGATCGCAGCCTTTGAACTCTGCCCAACCGTGCCGTCCACGGATTTGTCTGTGTCACACATTACGTTCCTAGTTGTTCCAGCGTCCTCCTGATATTATCTCAAGGTTTCGTGAGACCTAGCAAGAGCCACTCCGTCAAGTGGTTATCCTCTTCTAGGCCCCCTACTGGCTAGGTAACCTAATATATTTTAATATGGTGCCCCAGGGGAGACTCGAACTCCCACACCTTGCGATACTAGTTCCTAAGACTAGCGTGTCTACCATTCCACCACCAGGGCATTGTTTTACTAATTGTTATAGAACTTTTTTCTACTACTTGGGCTGCATCGTTTAGTGCAGTCTTATATTATATCATCTAGTGCAATTACTGTCAACTACTTTTTTAATTAATTTATTTCCAAGTTGGTTAAACGCAGATAACCACCCATCAACCTAGTCTTGCCAGTATGCCCAGCAAGCTCTAGACTATTTTTAATTTTAGCAATATCACTTTCTTTAGTAAGGTAGCCCACGTGAAAACAAACATTACGCATCGCTTCACCATCACTAGCGCGACTTTTATCCGTCCAGCTCTGAAAATATTTAATTTGTTTATTAACAATTTCACGTGCTTGTTTAGTTGTTAACATTGCTTGCTCCTTATCGTTTACTATACCGCTATTTTAACGATTTGGTGCATTAATGTCAACTGTTGTAATTTTGCTAATTAGTTGCTAAAAAAGCAAGCATTTTCTGCTTGTATTCTGTTACAAAAGCCTGTTTGCTGTCCTTGACTTCCTGCCAGTCTATTTCTATGTTTTTTAAATTTTGCACTCTGTCCAGCGTAAAATTATTATAGTTCATTAGAGCCCAGGCGGTTTGCCCAGGGATATGGTAACGACTGCTTTGCTGCAACCTAGTCACTAGTTCTGTTTTCTTTTCTCTAGCCTGGTCAAAGTTCATATGATCGTTAGCCCAGTTGAGTATGCCCTGACCCTCACTACCTAGATCTCTGTATCCATACTCAGGCCATTTTTTGTCAAAATCGCTCTGTAAAAAATACTGGTTAGGCTTGGCTATCATCAATGCTTCGAAATAAGCCGAGTGTAAGGGAAACTCACCACTATCTATTAAGTCAAATGTATGCTGCACTTCTTCTAGAGTTTCGTGTGGTAGACCTATTATAAACAGTCCGTGCATCAAGAGATTATTGCCGTAGGTTTTTTTAATATCCTTGACAGTCTGTATCTGTCTAGCAGCATCAAAGCCTTTACCTACTACCAGTCCAGTCTCTTTTTTCAGAGTTTCTATACCAAAGCTAGTGGCCCTTAGGCCAATATCAAATAATTTTTTAATGCGCTCGGGCTTGGTAGCTAGCAGATCCAGTCTGTTGTAGGACCAGAATACTGGCTGAAAGCTTAACTGCTTAACCACTGATAACATTCTATCAAGTTTGTGATCGCTGTCATTAAACGTATCATCTAGTAACTGATAGGTAGTAATACCAAATCTGTCATAATTGCTCTGTAACTCATTATAGATTATTTCTTCTGTTAGTACGTAGTCTAGAGTTTTTTTGCCACGTTGTGGGAAACTACAAAATCTGCAATTAAAAATACAACCACGAGCTGGCTCAAAAGGCAGTACACGATAGTTTAAAATATCACTAGCCTGCCAGTGCATTGCACTGTTGGCAAAATCATAGGTTTTTTCCTGATCGCGATGTACCACCGTTACACCGTGAATATTCCTATAACTATTGGGAATCTCAGTTTTGTTACTAAGGCTGTTAGCAACATCCATAATGGCCTGTTCAGCTAGACCTCTTACCACTATGTTGACATTCTTGTTGGCGCAGTCCTGATTAATTTTGTGGCCACCCAGTAAAATTTTACAATCAGGACTAAGCTTGTGTATTTCTTTAATTACGCTATTTTCAAAATCCTTACCCTGTGGGAAAATACTGAGATTAGGCGCATAACCAAAAAATAGGTTGTCTATCCTGTCTAAATTTTTTAGAAAAGTCGTGCTAAAGCCCACAAACAGTGTTTCTTGTCCCACTGCAAGGTTGACAAGTGAAGTAATCTCTTCAAGAGTCCACTGACTAAGTTTATCAACTACTAGACAACTATACCCCTGTTCGCGTAGTGCGCTGGCTATTTTATAGGCACCTAGAGCTTTAACAGTTAAAACCTCGTCAGTAAAATCTGTAAACAGAACGACCTGATACTTTTTAGGACTCAAGATTTTTCTTTTTGCAGACAAGGTCTACAATGCTGGTCAGTGAAGACTTGCCTTCGTATTCATCTTCTTCAATAACGATTTGAAAATGATGTTCTAGTTCCATTACAATTTCCACTGTGTCTAGACTGTCTGCGCCTAGAGTTTCTAGATCCAGATCATCGGAAATTTCATCTAGTGTTTTACCAAACTGCTTGGCCAAGATTTGTTTGACTTCTTGCTTAATTTGTTCTTTCATAATTTCCTCTTGTTTATAACATTATCCTAATACACTATTGTAAGGTCGTTCAACTCTTTTGGTATTGTTGGTGCCAAACTGTACTACTTCATTGGACACTGTGCCTCGAGCTAAGTAGACGAGTTCGTGTACAAAAGTTCCCTGACTGATCTTGACACCAGGCTTAAGGGCTTTAACTCCGGAACTTAGATAGACATCATTTTCTAAGATCTGAGCTGAGGCTAGTCCTACTGCTCGTTGCAGCACACAGTTTTCACCAATGGTGGTATTATGGCCCACTTGTACCTGTCCATAGATATTAGTAAAGTCGCCCACTATACTGCCACTTTCAACCATAACGTGACAATCAATGAAACACCCATTGCCCAGTCTACTATATTTGGAAATTCTAGCAGTGGGATCTACTAGGCTTATACATTGTATGTTTTTTTGTCTTACCAAATCTATTAGATACTGTCTTTTTTGTCTGTTTCTCACCATTATGGGATCATCAATAGGGTTCCAGTTAGTGGCACAGAAAAAATTATAATTATTTAAGTACTGATCAATGTTTTTTTCTGTGTCAAGGACCTTGACTCCACCAAGCTCGGCGGTATTACCCCAGTAATCATTATCTAACAGACCAGCTACTACAATACCAAGCTCTTCGCAGAGCTCGGTATATTTTTCCATAACACTGTTAGACCCAAGAAATATCAAGGGCCTATCTGTGTTATTAATATGGTTGGAGTCTTGCTTGTTCATCAAGTTCCTGTTCATATTGTCTGCGACGGTCTGCATCAACTAATTTTGCAAATTCATCGTGAGTGTAAATCTCACCACGATATCGGACAGTCTGCGCTGGTTGAATGTTGGGATTAATTTTATTAAGATAAGTTATTACCCTATGCATCATCCTTTTGTCGCCATCTAGAATATTTGTTGGTCGCTTGTGTAGAGTGATCTCTTGATCCATAAACACAATCTGTCCATCCTGCCAATCCTGCGTGTAGACATAACGATCATCATAAAAATGTTTCTTTAATTCACGGTAAAGGCGCCAGCTTTCTTCCTGGCTCATTCCCACAAACCCATCAAAATCAAAGTGAGGGAATTTTACCCCCGGGCGTCCAGTGACTGTTTCGCTGTATAACTTTGTTTCCATTCCGTCTAGTGGCACACCGTTATAATGAATAATCATAGTCTGTTCACGATTTAGTCCCGGGGCACATCCTTCTTCCCCTTCACGCCATTTATGACGCACTACAAGTTCTTTTACCATACTTTGCATATCTGAACTCAAGGACATAAATTGATCGTGTGTGGGCATAAACTGTGTCTGACTACCTGCACTGTCGCTCACACTCATTAGGCCAATCATACGAGGTGCATCATCAAATGCACACTGATCACTGTGCCAATCTAATTCTCCGTTACTAAAAATTCCTTTAGGCCGGCCTCGATCATCTTTTAGGTAGCTAACACGACTAACTGCGCCAGCAAGTTCACCCATACCATTATTGATGTAACCTAATTGTAGGAATAAATCACGCCAATGGCGTCCACTTAGTCTCTGACTTACTATGTAGTTATGGATTAGAGCTCGACTAGGACTTCCCCACTGAGTCATTACATCGTATAACCGTTGTGTTGGTACTCCCTGATCAATGAATACCACACATTGATCTGCTACTAGCTTACCAAGCTCAAATATTTCATCGTCCTGTGTGAGGTCTATGTCATAGACTTCTACACCTATGCTACCCTGGTAATTTTTTAATGGTCTTATTTTCATTCTGCAAACTCCAATTCTTGTTCATATTGTGTGCGACGGTCTTGATCAACTAATTTTACAAAATCTTCTTCAGTATAAACTGAACCTTGATATTTGTAAGTTGATCTTCTTATGGCGTATGCGCTGTCAGGGTACAAATAGTTAACATAGGTAATACTACGTGCCATTGTACGACGATCACCGTCTTTTACATTAGTTGGTCGTTTGTGTAGAGTAATCTCTTGGTCCATAAACACAATCTGCCCATCCTGCCAGTCTTGTGTATGCACGTAACGATCGTTGTAGACTACTGATTTAATTTCATCTAGTAATTTAATACTTTCTTCACGGCTCATACCCACAAATCCATCAAAGGTATGACTAGGAATTTTTATTCCAGTTAAGCCGCTGGCAGTTTCTGAATATAAGTTTGTTTCAAGTCCGTCAATGGGTACCATATTATATCTAAGCATCATTGACTGAGCCCTGTTTAAGCCAGGTGCCATAAGTCCCTCATACCAACGGTGCTTACAGACCAATTCCTTGATCATACTACGCATATCCGAGCTTAATGACTCGTAGGCATCGTGTGTGCATAAAAATTGTGTCTGGCTGTTTGCTGTATCACTTATACTTTGAAGACCAATAACTCGTTGTCCGTCGTCTATAGCGCATTGATCACTGTGCCAGTCAAGTTCTCCATTGGAAAATAAACCGCGTGGTCTATCTTTTTCTTTTTTAAGGTAACTTACTAGTGCTACGGATTTAAGTTCAGGAACTTCACTTGTTATATAGCGCAGATTAAGTGTTAGCTCGCGCCAGTGACTGCCTGTTAATAGTTTACGACTTACATAGTCAGTTATAATGGGATGACTTACATCGCCCCAGTTAATCATAGTTTTATAAAGTTGCTCGGTGCTAATGTGTTCATTGACAACTACTACACACTGACTGGCTGCTAGACGACCTAGTTCAAGAATTTCTTCTTGAGAGTTCCAATCAATATCATAAGCTTCAAGTCCAACACTAGCACCATAATTTTTCAATGGTCTAGTTTTCATTATTTGTCCTTGTGTTGGTGTAGTGCTCGCAGTGCATCCTGCTCACGGCTGGCGTTCTGTATTAACAATACAGTAAAGACATCAATATGTCAAGCGTCGTTTGAATTGCCGACGTCAATTAACTTGGCGTTGCACTTGTATTTATCACCTAGCAAGACTAATTTTATTTTGCTGGCCGGTCCGGAGAGATTCGAACTCCCGACAGCTGGTTTCGAAGACCAGAACTCTTCCGCTGAGCTACGGACCGTAATTGGTGCCGACCCCTGGTTACGCTCCAGGCCATTCTGTTCTTCAGACAGACGCTTCCACTAGGTTAGCTTGGACGGCTTAAATTGGGGTGACTGATGAGAGTCGAACTCACACTGTACGGAATCACAATCCGTGGCACTACCGTTATGCTACAGTCACCATTGTTATGGTAGGGGATATAGGATTCGAACCTATGAATGTCGGAATCAAAATCCGATGCCTTGACCAACTTGGCGAATCCCCAATTGTTCTGGTACCTCCGGGTGGGAACGATCCACCGACCCTCGCCTTATCAAGACGATGCTCTACCACTGAGCTACGAAGGCATAAAATAAATATTACTATGAATTTAAGATCCTACATAAACATAATTACCGAAGCAACAAAAAGTTCTGACAAAGTTCGTAGGGACGCATTTATCTACCTAGAACCCAGGAATAACATCAAGGACTTTGCTCAGTGTAGTAGCTGTTCTCATTTTATGCCGGACAGTGAAAGATGCACACTGTTTAGCAAAAACTACAAGGTGGTTGCTGAAGGCAGTTGTAGTCTCTACGTACAGGGTGTACCTGCAGATAATCAGGTTATAATGGACTCTATTACACCCAAGGATGCAGGCTACGTAGTTGCCAAGGTTAGATGTGAAAACTGTGTGGCACTAGAAGGAACTACTTGTACGTTTTTTGAAACTTTAAACCAAAAAATTCCTGATTTTTTCAATCTAGATACTAAGGTGAAACCCAGAGCTTGCTGTAACGCCTGGGCACCTAAATAATTGGTCGGGGAAGAGGGATTCGAACTCTCGATCTCCTGCTCCCAAAGCAGGCGCTTTAACCAGACTAAGCTACTCCCCGAGTTTTACATATTCTAATAACTTTTTGACATTTTTGTGAGTTTCTATTCCACCCACTGCGGTGTTGCATTTACAGCACAGGATACTTCTTACTTGCCCAGTCTTGTGGCAGTGATCTATCATACCGCCGCGGGCACCCACAAACATTTCTAATTTTACCCCACACAAATAACATTTTTCTTTTTGTTTTTTGTGCAGAGCTAACATATCCAATCTAGTCATCCCATATCTGCGTAGGCCGTTTCTACATACTGTGCAGGTGGATATTTTTTGAGAATGTTTAATACCACAATGAAGACATTTTTTCATAAATTTATTTTAGTTAAATTGGTAGAAGCGGAGGGAGTCGAACCCCCACAGCGCACCGTATGAAGGTGTTGCACTACCATTATGCTACGCTTCCTTTATTAACTAGGTATAACTTTGGGAATATAAGGTACATTCCTAGGACCGTGTCGCTGCTCAAATAGTTGACGAGCTTCTTGAAGATCCTTGGCATACACCCTATCTTTAGTCTCTCCCTGAGGAGTACGCACAGTAGTTTCATACATTGGCATCTTGATCTCCTAATAAATCTTCGGAATATGGATAAGTTAATTCTTCACCTTTGTCAATATCTCTAGCCGCAAATGTTTCATTGCTATTACCTACGACATTTGGAGTTCGACTCCAATTCATAAATCTGTCATTGTCAAAACTTAATCTGTACATTTGAGATTCAGGATCTTTGTATCCCCAATGTAATATGTACTCTCGTGCGGCGAGTGGTAGAGAAATAAAATCCAAATAACACCACTCTAGATCTAGACCTGGTGTTAGCTGCCAGATTTTAGTTCCTTGTGGGACAAATTCATCTGCAAATACTCCCAGTCCGTGTATAGGGCTAGGCCCTAGATAAGTTTTTACTAGTACCATATAAAAACACATTCCTGGACAGTCGTATACTCTCCATAGCCCCGGGCGCTATTATTATTATATTCGAATGTGTTTTTATATGGTAGGTGCGGTGAGACTCGAACTCACAACTTATCGGTTAAAAGCCGATTACTCTAACCAGTTGAGTTACGCACCCATTGTAATACCATATAGTTGGAACATTATTGCTGCTCGTTTAAGCCTATCGCGATATGTCCAACCATATCTTAATAGACCCTTCTTGTCACTATCCATAACAGGATCTCCTTGTTGTCAACGCATAAAAAAACCTAGCATACTACAATAGTACCTAGGTTAAAAAAATAAGTTGTCTGGCTACTGATCCTCATCAGCCCCAGACTGGGCTGTTACTCCGTCCTCTACATTTACTTCTGGCAAGGCGTAGTACCCACCTACGATTTTTCAAGTCGCCCATATAGCGGGCCTTGAGGCTATCATCGTATGAGCCCTGGCATTATGGTGAAGCCAATTTACCCCCAGTTAATAACGTAGATGGGACTACGAGGTTCTTGGTGCCGCCGAAAGGAATCGAACCCTCGACATCCTGATTACAAATCAGGCGCTCTACCAACTGAGCTACAGCGGCTAGAAATTAATCTTTAACTCGTACTTGTGTTACTGTATTTTCCTGATGTTCAATGTGTGGTTCTTGTTTTACAGGTTCTTTAACTTCCTTGGCAGGTTGTTCAAAGTTTCCTGATATAACATCCTTTATACTCTGCGGCACAATACTCCAGCTTAAAGGCTTCCACCATCTGTGAATCATATTGTTAATTAAAATTGCACAACCTGCTACTATCATACAGGCCACGCTAATCAATAAAGTACTTGTTACAAAATTTGTTGCTACTGTAATATCCATAATTTTTTCCTAACTGCCTTACATTATACTTGAAAATACATTTAACACAAGTTTTTTGAACAACTACCTGGAATAACGCCTTATATGATGAAATATTGGGCGCCTAGCTTTTCTTGATCCAGGGTCTCCTCCAACTACAAGAAACATCCCCTGTTTAAGACCGCGACTGTGTTTATCTACAAAATAGGCTAGGCCGCGATTGGTAGTCCTAATTAAACATTCGTTGTAATCATTAGTGACCATATAAATCTCTAGTCCAGTGTTATCATAGTCAACATAAATCATCCAAATATTTATTTTACATTATTATCGATTAGGACCAGTAAGTACACTACAAGAATAAAAACTGCGATTGCCCCATTTTGTTTCCCCTTAAAGTAACTGGAGCGGGCGATCAGGTTCGAACTGACGACATTTACCTTGGCAAGGTAACGCTCTACCAACTGAGCTACGCCCGCATTGTTTTGGTACTTGGGGAGGGATTCGAACCCTCTCTAACCGCCCATCTAGCGTATCGAGGTTATAAATCTCGTCGTGCTACCGTTACACTACCCAAGTATAAATTATTTTACTGAGTCCATTTAAGGACGAAAAGAACTTGATCTCGCTCCCAGCGGAAAGCGACACCTATATTGTAAATTTGATCAGTGGGTTCAAAAGCCCAGTTAGAATATCTAGGGCCCACATTAGAGGTCAACCAGTTTTCCACGGAGTATAACCCCCAGACCCAGTCCAGTTGCGCATCGGGCATCTGTGGCCAGGGTATTTCCGCTCGGTACTGGAAGATATGCCAATCCCATAACATAAAAATATTTATAAGATTGGCAAGATACTTTGAAGCGGGTGCTGGATTCGAACCAACGATCTTCAGGTTATGAGCCTAACGGGATGACCTCTTCCCTAACCCGCATCAAAGTATCCTGGAGCATCGGGCTGGATTCGAACCAGCGAATCGAAGGTTTTGCAGACCCCGCCATTAGGCCTCTCTGGTACCGATGCATAGGTTGGAGGCTTATTACCTCCTAGATGTCCGTAGCGCATAGCGTCCTATACGTTCACTAGTAAATTCTAGCTATACCCCAACTACAGGCCGGACTATCTTTATTACATAAAATTTTTACGTCTAAACAACTGTTGCCATTTCCATTTAATATAATGTGGCCATTCACGTAGAGGAAATTTAAACAAGATATTCTTTCTCTTTAATATAATTGACTGTATTGAAACCAGCTACAATAAGCCAACCCAGTGTTGCACTAAAATATCCAGACACTGCTGGCATATTCCCCTGCACATAATACGTGCCTATACCAATCGCCCCCATTATTACTAAAAGCACGGGTACAATTATTTTTAATATACTGCCTTTCACAATGTCCCTCTAGTCTTAAAATAGGTGTATTCGTCTGCGCTGACAATTAACCAACCAAACAGGGCTGTTACATTAGCCCATATCGCCATATCATTGTGTTGATGTACAGCCAAGGCAAGATTAAGAAAACACAAAATAAAAATGCTAGTAGGAACTGCAAGTCTTAGATACTTCATAATTATACTCCTAGAAAAATTGTTGGCTCCGGAGGAGGGAATCGAACCCCCACTAACGGTTTTGGAGACCGCCGCACTGCCACTATACTACTCCGGATCTTTAATCATACCAGAAATCATTGTACTACGACGTTCCTGAATCTCTTTAATTTTTTCTTCCGATTCCAACTGCGTTAAATTAATTGAATAGACTACCCAGATCATCCAGGCGAAAAAGGAAATTGTAAATAGACCAAAAAGTGTATCACTATCTAGCCTAAACAAGAGCATTACAAACAGAGGAGCCAGTGTAGCTATGGCAATCATACCCACTGTGCGACCTGCTGCTCGAAGTTTAATGTTCATTATGAACTCCTACTTAGTTAATGAAGTTCACATATTACTTTAAGTTCTAATTTAAGTCAATAGGTATTGATAGTTTTTGAACATTCTGGCGGAAGTGGTAGGATTCGAACCCACGGACCATTTCTGATCGTCTGTTTTCAAGACAGGTGCATTAAACCGGACTCTGCCACACTTCCTTTATTTTGTTATGCTAGACCCAATAATACAAATTTTTTAACTAAATCGTATTTGGCAAAATCAGTGCTGCAATGTAATTGGTTTTTATGCCATCTAATAACATCGCCTGCTTGCCATTCTAAATCTCTATCAACTGGAAGATACTGTATTTGCTCTCGGGTTTCAGGCTTACAATGCGAAAAGTCTTCTAGATCTAGTGTATTTTTAACACCTAACCATTCACTGGGCATTGGTTCTCCCATTTCATAACGTTTTTCGTAAAATATATCAAATGTTACAGTACGTAATTTAGGACTAGTAACGAGAGGTATCAACAAAAAACATTGATGGTTTTCTTCTGCTTTAAAAGTATAGGTATCGTCCCACCAAGCATAATTGTCTATATGTATAGTATAGGGTTGGATACATTCTTTGTAGCTACCGTTTTCAAAATGATGATCACCTATTAGAGCTTGTATCTTTGGTTTAATAAAAGTATGGGCAAAACTATCTTCAATATGGTAATCAAGGTTTTTATCAAAATTTAAATAATTTTTTGTAGCTATTGGCTGATTTTTAAAAAAATTTAAAATTTGATTAACTTCTTCTTGAGAAAATATATTCTTATATAAGAAACTTTTATTTACCATATATCATCACTTAATAATTTGGCGGAGCGTGTTGGATTCGAACCAACGATCCAGATTTTTGTCCAGATGCTTTCTTAGCAGGAAAGTGCCTTCGACCAACTCGGCCAACGCTCCGTATTTTTCTAGTATATAGCCAAACTCACTAATTGTAAAGTATATTTGGTGAACTATTCTAAAACACACTAACGGATTCGAACCGTCCACCTTAAAGGCCCCCTTACGGCGGCCCGGCTGCGTCCAGAGCATAGGCGTGTACTTAGCCCAGTGTGCTTTAGAATAATGCGAGTTACCTCGCATTATGTTGGGGTCGACACCCCAACCAGTAGTCTTACTCTCAACGTTCTCGCCGTGATTTCATATATACTGTCCGCCCGTTTAGCTTTTTATAGTGAGCAGTGGCCTCGTTCCACATTGCACTTTACTGCTTTATCGCCTCTTTATTAGCCGACGTAATTCTTGATTAAGTTCTGTTTGCCTGCGCAAACGTTCCATTTTTTCTTTAAACAATTGTTCAAGCAATCGATCGTTAAAAACAAAATTACGTTCTTCTAACTTTTTTTGAAACGACAGAATTTCCTGTTCAGTTGTCATTTCTCCCTTTATATAAACAAAAACCCCAGGGTTTCGAGTCCTGGGGTTTTGTAGAATTCTATTTAATTACAATTATAAGACTCTACAAAGCCCCTGGTCTAGATTACTAATCTCGCGTGTAATCGCAACCCAATAGCCAGCTGGCTGCACTGAGCAGGGTTTTGATATAAACAAGTGTTGTAGGTTAGTTTTCATAATTGTCGTATTGTAAATTTATTTAGTCTTTTTGTCAACTACTTTTTAAAAATATTTGAAAAAACTTGCAATTTTTGCAATTTTGCTAGTCTAGCAACTTCTACTTCCTGGGAGTCTACAATATTATGCTCCATCATTAACTGTAGCATACACATTAGATCTCCCACTTCCTGGGTTAAAACCTGTCTGTGCGGAAGCCCACTTTTGTGTAATTTATCTATACCAAAACGAAAACACTTGCTGATTTCCTGTATGACTTCAGCGCATTCTTCCTGGGTGATTACAAGTATTTCTCTATCAGTTTCGTTCATTTTGTATTTCCAATATAAAATTTATTACTATGCGTCTTTTGTGCAGCAGGGGTGGTGTTCCTCTGTGCTGTAACCTAGAGGGAAACAATATACCACTATTAAACACAGGACTTGCCTGTTCTAAAATTGTTTCATTCTCATCATATATTATAGTGTCGCCATCGCTAGTGGAAACATAATAAACAAAACTTCTATAGTCAGTAGAATCGTGATCAGTATGTATTTCGTTAGCTAGCTCCTGCTCGGACATTTGCATATTAGTTAACAAATTAGCTTTTGCCCTGAAAATATTTTTTATTTTTATATCTGCTTTGCTTTCAATACTTGCAAGTATGGGATCTAGCATACGTGCATAGGTTGAATTAATTGCTCCGTTGATATAAAAATTATGTGTAAACTGAAAATTTTTTAAACTGCTCACTTCTTGATCTGTGAGTGTATTTTCGTTCCAATACCAAGGAAAATAATCATCCCCTAGTTTATTTTCTATATAAATTGCAGTGGGTAAATCCAGCAAATTAGTTAGTAACATTGTGTATGGTCCGGCGTGAGGGAATCGAACCCCCATTCACAGTTTAGAAGACTGTTGTCCTATCCGTTGAACGAACGCCAGATAATTTAATTACATTCTATATTAAAGGATAAAGATATCCTAGTAGATGCAGTATTATTTAGATTAACTAGATGCTCCAAATATGCTGGAAACATTATCAATCTACCCTCAATAGGACGATAGGTTACTTTATCGTAGCCAAAAGGATATGTCATTGCATTTAACCAGGGATTGGGGCTCTTAAACTGCAATGAGCCATCTTCTCCATTAGTCTGATAAAAATATACACCAGAAAACAAAAAAGGAAGGTGATTATGAGGGTATTGGAACCCTTGTTTTTTAGAAATATTCACCCAGCTTTCTTTAAGCCTTAATGTGTAATTTAAATCATAGGACTGGCAAAATAAAGTTGCCTGATCCATTATAACTGTTTTCAAAACTTCTAGCCCCAAATCTTCTATTAAGTTACAATCAGTTTTGTACTTAAATGAAGTTTCTACTGAATCACCCCAGGGATTTCCAAGATCTAATTCGAGAATCTTGGGCATAGCTAGTTGTATTGAATCCTGAACTTTTTCAAATTCTTCCTCTGACAAATCGTAATACAGAACAGGTACACTAAACCAATTTTCGATTGTCATTTTGTAAATTTATAAAAAGTTAGCAGAACTATATTTTGGTGCGACTGGCCGGAATCGAACCGGCACGCCTTGCGGCGGCAGATTTTAAGTCTGCTGTGTATACCGATTTCACCACAGTCGCATATTCATTATATTACAGCGTAGTTTATTTAGTGTCAAGAATTCTTTGGTGGGCCTTGTTGGAGTCGAACCAACTACCACCCGATTATGAGTCGGATGCTCTAACCACCGTGAGCTAAAGGCCCAGTGCTGCACAAGCAACAACCACATTATGCACGATAAATATTTTAATGTCTAGCTCTTTCTTACCAATTTGGATAAATGTCAGCACTTGATCAAACTATAAAATTTATAGAAGCAAACAAAAGTAATACGTTTGTCTATGAAACAGATATCTCTGATCCTCTATTCCAGAGTAAAGCTCCCTATTTGGAATTATTACTAGATGCACCCTATGCAGGAATGTTACAGGAAGCTCGTGCATTAAAAGATAGATTTGTAACACACAGGCCACAGGACGGCGAGGGTTGGCGAAGTCTTTGTGTACACGGAATCAGTGCAGAAAAGACCGGAGTTCCAGAAGAATATGGCTATACTTCAGATCAAGTTCCTTATTCTTGGACAGATATAGCACCGTTGTGTCCTGTGACAGTGGACTATTTTAAAAATAAATTTCCCTATCAAAATTACGATAGAATAAGGTATATGTTACTGGAGCCCGATGGATATATCTCTCCACATTTTGATAACCCTGAGAGTTTTTTAGGAAGTGCAGTTAATATAAGTCTTAACAATCCCGAGAATTGTAGATTGGTTACCACTAGCGGTGAAGTGCCCTTTAAAGATTCTGGATCAGCGTTTTTGTTTAACACAAATTATACACACGCCGTTTATAATAACAGTCATCAGGATAGATTTCATATTATAGTTCACGGCACATTTGCTAGTGATTGGCAGAAAGTAGTACGTAGTAGTTACCGCGCAGCGTTAAAAAAACAGATTAATCCATCACAATCATAAACCCAGGTAAGTTATTACCAGGTATATGACTTGGAGCGTGATACTGGAATTTAAATTTTAGATCAGTAAATGCTGTTTTGACGGCAACCAAACCACCATTACCAGTGATGTCCAATCGACCTAGATAAGCTGGGCTTTGATTTACAATGTTTGTCATCATTTCAGCATATTGTTCTGCATCACTGCCACGTGTGACTAAATTAAGCGTACCAACGCCTAATACATAAGTTAAAATATCTGTTGCTGCTTTGACTGTGTTGGTTCTAAAGCTAGGGTATCCCGCAGTTTTTTCTGCTTTAAGCTCCTTGGCTTTGCCCATATAGTAAGCACCATCAGCTGGTAATCCTGCGGGCTTTTCCCAACCACCAGCTGTCATTGCTGGATAAACAGTATTTAAAAAATCTGAATAGTATTCGGTAGGATTTTGAACTTTGTCCTTACTATAAATTTTTTTAATTAATTCATTAACTAGAGCTTGTAGGCCATCATAGTCGTTAAAACTTCCACCTAAAATTTCCGTTAGTTTGACATACTCTGCTGTTTTTACAAAGGCTGCACCGCGGATAATCTTGTCAACGTTTTTGCCACCAGCACTGGGGTGATAACCTTTAAAAAGTTGAAATAGTTTTTCTACTTTTTTACTGTCTTTACTTCCGGATTTTTTAAGTTTGTCTTCATAGCTATCCATTAGATCAGCAATGCTAGCAAAGCTTGTCCCAGACCCAGTAAGACTTTTTACGCTATAATTATTTTTCCCCACTATTACATCAATTAAAGGGAAGTTTCCTTCTGCAGGAAACTCTATAAGTTCTCCTCCCTGGGAAAACATTATGGGTGCAAGTATCTCTCCGAAATCAACACTGAGTTGATTACGTGCTTTACTACCTAGTTTTTTATTTAACTCAGGGGATATAGTTCCTTGCCCTCCAGCCGCGGCTATGTCTAATAGTTGTGAACAAATTTCAATTAATTCAGGTCGTGTTTTAATTTTATCTGCTAGGGCTTGTTTTGTGGCGCCTACTAATTCGTCCTTGTTATAAGTTCTAACAGCTAGTCCCAGACTAACTGGTGTTAATTCTTTTTTACCTACACTAATACTTCCTTGATCACCAACTCCGGCTACTACTAGGGTGTAGATTATGTTCTTTATATCTTGATCGTCGCTGGGTAGTTGATGTGCCTTGCCTGGTTTAATTTGATCAATAACGTTACTAGTTGTGCTGTAGCTTAGGATGTTGGCACGATATTGACCGCTAATTCTAAGTTGATCAGGATCAGGTGGTAGCTCGTCCAGTCCCAGACTGGCGAAGTAGTTGGTTATATCCTCGCGCTGAGCACCTTTAATCCTTATATAGATCACAGGACTCTCTGCTTTCTTTTCTACTTCAAAACGAATCCCCGGCATCACTGAGCCTAGGTTAGCAGCAAGAATACCAAGTTCTGCCCGGGTAGCATATCTTGCATCCACAGCTAGTTCCTGCAAGTTAAAAAGTTCCATAAGATTCATCCTGTATTTATAGTTTAAAAGTAAAATATTATGTATGTTGCAGCGCAATAAATATTATTACAACCTAACTTTATACAATAAAAACCAATATGTCAATCAAAAATACACTAGATAATTTAACGAAATGGCTGAGATCCGGGCCGCACACAGAAATCGAGGCTTTTATAGCTCGCAATAATCCTAAAAATGCGGCTGATGTAGAACATTTAATTAAACAATGGAATTATAGCCAGGAAAGATGCTGGCTATAATGTTTAGAAAATTATTAGATTACATCATTGAGTATCGTTGTAAAAAGGCTGCTGAGTACCTAGACCATCTAGTTATACGCTAGTCCTAGTTTTACGCTCAATGTCATCTTCGTCGCAACGGGCACCATATTGAATTTCCACTAATTTTAATGGCTGATTCTTGGGATTACATAATTGGTGCCATTGATTTTTTGCTATATGTAGACTTTGATGTTTTCCGTAGATACCACGTAACTCATAATCTGTGCTTCTGTCATTAATTGTATAAACTTCAGCAGTGCCTTCTACAACGAACCAATGCTCAGCACGATCCTGGTGACGTTGCATACTTAAACTACAACCAGGTTCTACGGTCAATTCTTTAACTTTTGTATGATCACCCACAGTGTGTAATACTCTGTAATAGCCCCAATTACGATCTGTTTTAGGTGCTTTCCATTCTTCTAGTATCCAGCTACTTGAATTCTTTTTATCTTCACCACCTACCCCAAATACAAACTCACAATTAGGATCATTTACATCCATTTCGGGAATGTTTTTTGCAGTACGATCTCCACCGTTGGCAAAAATTAATTTATTATTTGGATAATGTGCCCTTACTTGACGTATAAATTCTTTAGCAGACCCATCATCATCATCGAATGTATATACTTCATCAACCATAGCTAGATTGTTTACTATACACAATCTTTCGTTCCAGGGCATAAACGCACGGCCTTTTTTACGTTCCAGCCATTCATCACTGTTAAGCCCCACTATCAAATAGTGCCCTAGTTTTTTTGCTTCTTTAAAATAGGCAATATGCCCAGAATGTACTGGATCGAAACCACCTGTAACTAAAACTATAATATCTTTATCTTCTATTTCATTTTGATTTTTCATACTTGACTCCAACGGCAATAATGTCCTGATATCCAATGTGTAAAAATATCTTCCTGTCTTATTTCTCCAGTGGTTTTTATTCCCACCACTGCACTGTCTGGTAATACATTTAAATCTACCAAATCTCCTAAGCTAGTATTTTTGGGATCAAGCTCGGGATTGTTTGTCTTATATACCATACTATAAATCCAGGGATCATTGGGTTTTTTATAAAAATGCCCTGTCCTACAATCGAAACCCGCAACTGCTAACATATACATCAGATTTGTAATATTATAGTTAAAGTAACTATAGCTAAGTGTCCTGGGATGCTGTACACCTTGATCATCTTTAATAGATGATTGTGGAGTAATCAATATTATAGCACCGCCAGGGTTAAGTTGTTTATTCCAAGTTTTTAAAGTGGTAAGTGGATTAACGCTGAATCTAAAACTATCGTGACTCCAAATTAAATCTGCCTTGATTCCTGGATCATATTGTTCAAAATCTCCTTGTACAAACTTAAGATTATCTCTTAAATGTATTTTCAATCTTTTATCTATGTCCAGCGCATAACATTGTATATTGTAGGGTCTTTCTGTTCTAGGATTAATTTGTGTGGCCCACCATTGTGTATCAAAACCAGCACCGCAGCCCATATCATAGACTACACTTACACTCTGCATAAAATCTTCGTATTTTTCAAGAAGCTGTAATGTTTCCAGACTGTGTTGATGACTTTCTTCATCGCTAGCAAATAGTCTATTCCTAGATCTAGCATTCATATAACAATATCTTCCATACCAGCAGTGCGTAATCTAGCTACGTGACCAAGCATAAAGTTTTTACTTTCTAATCCCTTCATAAGACCTAGCCATTTATTTCTAATCAGAGCTACTTCATTAATAATAGTCTCATAGTCAATTACTTCGTCTTCTCCGTCAGTATATTTTTCTGCATCTCTACTAGTCAAAGATCTGTTATAATTTTCTAGATATTTTTGAAAATGCCTACGTCGTATTTTTTTAAGTTGTATATTTAGGTAATTTAATACTGCTTCTATTTCTTGAAGTTGATTAAATCTGTGTTCAGTTATTCCAGGAAGATTCGCAACATTTTTTTCTAAGTTTCCTTTGACCGTACAGTCCTGTTTGGCCTGAATTAATTCAGATTCATAGTAACTTATAAAGTCTGGTATTTTACCTAGATCGGAAACTATTTGATTATACCACATTTAATTAATCTTCATAATCGTAATTTTCATCATCATCTTCAGATTCTGATGCATATTGTTGATAACTGCGTTTAGTATATTGATCTGTCATTGCGAATTCATTTAGATCTAGATCACCCAGCAAATCAACTAGTACACTCATTAAGTTGTCGCTAGCCTCTTGCCTATCCTTGGCAGGAATATACTGTTTGAGTATACTATATGTTTCTGTAAGTGTATCAATTTCAATACTCATTTTCAAATTCCTTTTTATTAAGTTTAAGTAAATCGTGTATTTGGTATTCCATAGTGGTCAATGTTGTGGGAAATCTATTATATCTTAGCTTCATAACTAATTTAGTTGTCTCAGCATATCTCAAAAATCTTTCTTTAATAGTTAGCTCGGGATTAGAGTCAGCAGTCCAAAGATTACCGTATTCATTATTATACAAGTGAATGCCTAGTTCTGTCGACATATTAGACAGAGGAGTATCAGGTAGTATTACAAGTGGACTATCTAGACTTATACCTATTATGGTATCGTCTATTAGATATTTTTGATATTTTTTTAACAAGTTAAGGGTGTCATTGTGATCTTCTAAAGTTTCTGTAGGATAACCAGTAAACATTAATAAAAAGTTTTCTATTTTATACTTACTGCACATTTCCAGATGCCAGTCTATATCTTGGTTACTAAATTTTTTCCCAAGATGTTCGCGTACACGTTCACTACCAGATTCTACTCCTATCTGTATTTGTTTACACCCTGACTCTTTTAACAATGCAAACATTTTTTCCGGATGCTGTGATCTAGGTCTAATAATAAACTGACCGCTATATTTTATATTTTTAAGACCAGGATGTGTTTTATGTAGATCTATTAATCCTGTTGTGAGATCATTAAGTTGTTTAAGAGATCCATTTAGTAAACTATCAGAGAAAAAATAATCAGTTACTCCGTGTTTTAGATAATTTTGTGTTATTTCCCGTACTACATTTTGACCTGATCTGAATCTGAACTTTTTCCAAATAGCTCCCACGTCACAAAAAGTGCATCTACGCACACAGCCACGGCTAGCAGTGATTGTCACTGTTCTAGTAGGGTTGCCAGGATTTACATAATCCTGAAAATTTATTTTATTATAGGAAGGCAATGCCAGTGCATCTAAATTATCTATTTGAGGAGCCCAAGTTTCATATTCTGTTGACTTATCATTTAATCCCAGAACATTGTTGCCTTTAAAAAATTCATCTAAGACGACATCACCTTCGCCCATAACATAATAATCAACTAGATTATTTTCTAAAAGAAACTTACCAAAAGATCTACCGTTTTTTTCTTGGCCAACTAGCGATTTATTCCCATAGCCCGCTGACACACCAGGGCCACCTGCTATTATTTTTATGTCTAAATTATGTTTGATACGTTCTAATAGCCTTTTAGCTAGTAAGTGTTGCATCACACTAAAAACTGTTGCAGCAATAAGATCTGCTTGGTATGACTTTATTTTTTCCACTGCTAGATCTAGAACATTCTCAAGAACACTCAAGGAGCCAGGGTTTGCTAGTTCTAGATTTTCTAAATCCTTTTCTGATCTAGCTACATATATTTTTTCTGTGATATCTGCATTTACATTATTTCTAAAAAATATATTAAAGTCAAAAAAATTGTAATTTATATTGTTATTCTCGCAGACGCCAGCTACAAATGCAGCGCCTGGTGGTGGCCTGTCCACAGAAATTAATCCTGACGTTATAATCAAGACATTGTTAAACTTTGACATTTTGCAATAGTGCTTCTATTTTTTCTATTTTTTCTAGTATAACTTTCTGTCGTTCTTCCGAATAGTTTTCAGAATATAATTCATTGAATTTTAAACTATGATTTAATTTTTCGTCTAATACCCAGGTTTTGACAGGAAACTTAAATTTTAATTCCCAGTAAGCATTATTTAACGCCCAGGTTAGCGCCTGTGGATAAGGACCATTGGGAGTAAAATATACTCCCTGATATTTAATTAGATCTGGGACCAAAATGTCATCAAGATAAAGATTTATCAATGTTACAGATTGATCTTTAACAATAGTATTGTCAACTAGGACTGTACTATTGGGATGTTTTCCGTATAATTCTATTCGTAATACGTGGTCTCCCTCCATTAAATCAAGAGGTATATTTACCCTGGCATAGTCCGATTCAAAACTAAAGTCCTCATAAAGATCGTCATTAACGTAGAGTTTAATCTTGGGCCAACCCAGAGATTCAGTTGCTGTAAACTCCAGGGTTAAAATATCCATTTTATTCTTCTGTCGCTAGTTCTTCCAGTTTAGCTTTTTTATGTGGATTTGCTGTGAAGTCAGCCATTACTTGGTCTAGGCTACCATCCTCGTTACGTTCCCACGCCTTACGGAACTGTTTGATCACAGTACCATCTGCTAGGGTGTATTTAAGACTGTTGCCTTCCTTGGCCAGTAACCCCTTTTCTTCAAAAAGATCTACCAACCCGCTATAGGGATTCATACCTGTTTCATAGGGAATCTTTACTTGAACACTTTCAAAAGGTTTAGCATAACGAGTTTTCATAATCTTACAGGCAGCTCGAATACCTTTGACGTCACTGACTTTGTTGCCGTCCTCATCCTCTTTAAGTTTGAGTTTACGCATAGCGACAACGATTGAGCTTGCATAGATAAAGCCCTGACCACCTGAAATTTTATCGTCAGGATCAAACATATCCTGTGATGCGTAAGTGTGGTTAGTTGCAATTAGTCCTATATTCAAACTGCCGAACATATTTACACAGTTACGAACTAGTGCTGTTAAAGCCTTGGGCTTACGGCCCATATCACCCTTCAAATCACCTGCTTCAAACTGATTAACATCAGTGGGAGTTAATAACATACCTAAACTGTCAATAATAAACAACACTTTGGGTCGATCATTTTCCGGAAGCGTTTTGTATTCTTTGACAAAATCATTTATAACCTTGGCCACGTCGTCGATCATCGCCATATTCAGTTTTAATAGTTTATCTTCACTAGTGTCTACACCCAGTGCGTGTAACCAGGCTTCATCAAGTGCGTTCTCAGTATCAATGAGAATAACATAAATGCCCTGTTGTTGAGCGTTCTTGACAAGATTTCCCGAACAGATAAAACTTTTACCTGCTCCAGATTCTCCTGCGAATACAGTCACTTTGCCTAGCGGAACCCCACGGTTAAAATCTCCACTAATGAGATAGTTTAAAGCATAGTTGTTTGTGCTAATCCAATCTGTTGGATCTTGAAATCCCACAGATATGCCGTCTATGCTCTTAGTAATGTTTTTCCTAAATTTACTTACATCAAAAGGTTTGGTTGCCATAATTATTCCTTGATTAAAATTTTAAATATATTTTTTTGATTTTTTATTTTTTGTAAAGAGTGTTCCAGATCTTCTACTAACCCCAATGGTATTCTTCCGTGCCCTAGTTTTTTATCACAGGGATCTATGCTATTATCTTTCATCCATTGTACATAATTCTCGTCAGAAAGCAAACTATACGGAAAAAATATCAAACTGGCCTCGCCACTGTAATAATGGAGATTTTGAAGTCCAGGGTAATCGATGGGGAGGTTGTCTTGATATAGATCTAGGAACTCTTTGCCTAACTCTGCATAATGCAGGTATAATGTACCAGCAGGCAGATCAAATTCAAAAAAATCATAGTCTTGTGGATCTAAACTTATTCTTCTATATTGATCTTTATTGAAACTAAAATAGAGATAGGGTACTTCAGGTATTTTAGTTTCTACTCTGTGCAGATAAAAGTTTAAATTTCTAATAGCATCTTTAAGTTCCTTGTTGGCCAAGCTAAAGATTCTGGTTGGGCTACCAAATCCCCCGCTTAGTTTTTCAAACTTACTGTGTAGATAATTGAAATAATCCTGAGGCTGATCTAGAATATTATCTCTAACTTCTATAAAATTTTTAAGATACTTGTTTATTATTAGACAACTATCCATCAAAATTTTACAAGATTCTTCCAGAGATAATAATCCACTAAAAGCTTCATCTTGATTGATTTCACAGTTTTCCAGACACCATTGAAATTCCTTTGCCCATTTTCGAGCAAAGGAATTATCGTACAGATTGATGTCAAAAGACTCTTCTCCTGAAGAGCCCAGTAACACAGTAAGTTTCATTACTGAGTTTTTCTGTTGCGGATCATCGCTAGGATGTCTTCAGCCTTTTGTGCAGCAGGTTTCGTAGCAGGCTGTGCTGTAACTGTGGCCACTGGTTTAGTAGGTTCAAAAGGAGGGTCAGTATCCTCATCAGCTACTTCTACTGGACGACTAGTCGTTGGCTTTGCCGCTGCACTAGTTGTCGCAGTGCCAGAATCGTCACCACCAGTGCTAAGGCCATAGGGTTTGTAATAATTGCCCCAACGTTCAGGATCATAGGCCTCACCATCTACACTTGCTTCAAACATTTCCTTGATAATGCGGAGTTCTTCCTCATTAGGACGTTTGGGTAGGAAATCAGACAGATTAAACAAACCAAATTGTTCAATGGCATTGGCCTCGTCCTGTGTTAGTGCAGACTCCTTACGTGCCCAACCGCTAGTACTGTAATCAGCGTATTCACCCTTTTTAGATTTTTTAATATTGAAATCAAGGCCGCTGGCATAGTCAGTGGGAATACTTTCTAATTCAGGATCCATAAGGCTGTCCTTGATGGTCTTGAAAATTTGCGGACTAATGACAAAACGTCGAATTGGATTTTCTGGAGCCTTTTCTTCGCCCAGTGGATTATCACGAACAAAACCCTGGAAAAGATAACTACGTTTTTTCCAGTACTTATTGGCTGTTTCTTTAAGACTGTCGTCTTTATACCAGTTGCGAACTTCTGCCAGAATAGGACAAGCGTCGCCATACATTTCCACACAGGGTACTTGAACAATAACAGGCTTACTATCAGCCTGGCCTTTGATTCCACTGAAAGGTAATTTAATAGTTAGACGCTCTAACCAGAAAAAGCTGTTCTTGGGGTCAGCGTCGGGAAGAAATCTCACACGAGCTGTGCTATTCTCGGGAATATTCCAGTGTGGGAAAATTGTGTTATCGGAAGTTTGTGATTCTTTGTTGCCGGATTTTTTTGATTCTTGTGCCTGTAGTTTGGCACGAATTTCTGCTAGTGATGTTGCCATTATATATTCTCCTTAAGATGGTCTTAGTTAGTTTCCTTGATACATCAAGCCCCTTGCAAGATGTAACATAACTATTTAGCATAGATAGACAGAATATAGATTTTATTTGGTAAAGTCAAGGCAATTTTTACCAATAAAAAACCGGGCATTGCCCGGTTTAACTTATTTGGCGCCGCTTACGGGACTTCGTTCCCAGGTACTTGCTCCAGTAAGCTCATTGTCCTTTTTGATATCAAATTTAGGATATTTGATTTTTTTATTATTGTTAAGAGCATAATGAGCAATTAGGTCTTTAGCTCTAGCAACTTCTGCTGCACTGTCCAATATGTACTTGCTATCTAGATAGGTAAAGTTAATTTCATTATCTTGGAATAATTTATCAAAGGTACCTTCATTGGCTAGATCCAGATCCTGTTCTGTTAATTTTTTAGGTGTTTTAAAGAGTTCATATAACAGAGGGCCTGGAGCTTGAATACTACTATCTAGCTCACCCACTAACTTCCCTGTTAAACCGTGTTGCTTTTGTGGTGGGTTACCTATCACTCTACCTGTTTTAATTTTAGCGTCTTGGGCTAGTTGTCCCACCCGTATTTGTTCAGGGTCTAAGGACTCTTTAAGATCAAATCCTTCTTTTACCTCTTCAATTACCATACTAACACTGGGTTCTGTGGTAGGTAACTGTTGCTTGAATCCTATATAGGGGTCACCTTCTTCCACAGTGCCAAGGGCATACTCGAACCAACCATTTCCCTCGTTGTTAAGTATTATCATATACCATTCATCGTCCAGTCGTCCTTCCATACTGAACAAATATGTGTCGTCATTTCTGCGACTAGGACCGTTCCATCCCATTGCTTTTAATTGTCTACTTATTTTGTCTAACAATTCTGGCCAGGGTAGCATATTAATTAGGTTAGCTTCCTGTATGGATTCTTTTTTGCTCCCCCAATTTTTTGCGCCTTTTTTACGGCACTTAACTAGAGCACCACTAGCATAGGCACTGGGCCAAACTTTGTATCTGCTTTTAACTTTGTAATAGCAGGCGTCTTTCTTTTCGTTGAGGGCTGTATGCTCTAGCATAAGTCCACCACAAGCAGGGCAGGTATTTTCTTTTACACTTTCTCCACCAGCATCACCGCCCCCTTCACCGCCTTGGTCATTGGTAGCATAATATCCAAATCCTGGATACCAATAGCCGTAGTAGGCAGGTGTTTTGGATTTCTTTTTAGTAGATTCTTCTTGTTTTTTCTTGCCCTGACAATGAGCACGTTGACTAAATCCCTTGGGATTATTGCAGTTAATACTGCGTTTATATTTTTCTGACCACTTTTCTTCTAGTTCTTGTTCGTTAGTTTTAGTAGCAACATTCTTGGCAGCTCCTCTTCTCTCGGGATTTGGATCTTCTCTGCGTTTTTTTGCTGCGGCACTTGCACGACCTTTTTTACCAAGAGCGTGTGCTTTACTCTGGGGCAGACACTTGGGTTTACCTTCACTATCACTTCCTCTAGCACAATCCCCGCGGATTTTGCCGTCAGGACCAAATCTTACCCACTTTTCCTTGAACCATTTTCTTAAATCTTCCTTTAACTCTGGATCTTTTTTAGGATACCCGTGTTTGATATCTAATGTATATCCAGACAGTCCTTGTTTATCTAGAACGCTACTAATAAATTGCTCAGCTTCCTTGGCACTAGAAAACTTATCTCCTAGATTATAACGTCTGACTTCGTCACCAATAGTTACAACAGCAATAGTAATGGGTTTAGTTTCTAACTCTGCACTATCAGCACTTGGTGTTACAAAATTAGTAGCTGCAAGAGCTGCGCCTGCTAGTTTAGACTTCCAACTTTCTCTAAGAGCTTGTTCTAACCTAGTCTTAATATTGGCTACACTTTTAGTCTCTGTAGTTTGTGCCTCAAATGTTTCTTCAACAACATCAACAACTAAATTTTCTTTAATATTATACTTTTGTTTCAATTGTTTACGCAGTGTGTCTAATTCCTGGTCGCTAATTTCGTTATTTAAATTTCTATCATATAATTTTTTAAGTGCTGCATAGTAGTCAGGATTAGGTAATCCACTCTGCTTACGGATCTTCTGGTGATCTTTATAGGCTTCTGATTCTTCTTCTAGGTCTTCATCAAATTGGCCAATTATGCCACTAGCCCATTCTTTAAATTCTGATTCTGCCCAGTTGCGTCTTTGTTTATAGGCTCTAGCAACTATAGGCAGAGCTGAACTCATACGCTCATCAAAAATTCTTCGTTCAAATCTTGCACGTAATTCTTCTAGATTGACATCATCTGCAAGAACTTCCTGAGGTGGTTCCCAATTTTCTATGTATTTGGTGTAGCCACGTTGTCCTCTTAAACTATGTAGGTCTCTATGCAATCCGCCGTAATAATCAATTGCTGTTTCTACCATAGTTTGTGTTTCAGCATCTTCAAATTGACGGCCACGCATATTACGCACAAAAGTTCTAAGACTTTTCATCTCAGATATAATATTAGTGATGTGTTTGCCAAACTCATCGTCCACCCTGCCGCCATTTTTTACGTGTCTAGCATAGGCTCTTGCTTCACTTACCGAAGTTCCTTCTGGTAATCTAAAACGTTCACCAAGGTGGTTCTCGACGTAGATGGCCGCTACATTTCTGCTTCTTGCGCCGAGTATTTCCTCGTCCACCTTCTTACTGTGTCTTACAATTATTTTAGTAGGCCCTAGATGTTCGTAACTACTTCGTGAAGTCCCCGACATTTTGGCTTCATTTACAACTTCTGATGTATTAAAGATGTCCTGATCTTTGCTTACGTGTTTTAAATCTCTTAGTTCAAGTCCAGCTACGGTTATGTCGCGAACATCATAACTGCAACGATTACGTCGTGCGAATTGCCTCATCGATCTTACAAAGTTATACCATTCATCCTTGATATTATCTGGCATTTTATCATCCAGAGTCATATCATAAAATACTAAAAGATTTCTATCCTCTCCTAGATGCATAGTAATTTGACCATACTCTACATTGTCGCTAGCTTTGAAATTAAAGACAAAATATCTAGCTTTCTCCTGATCTTCCGTTTTTTTCAAGGCAGCGTCGTAAAGAGTTACCCCATCAAATCTGCTGCGAATTTTGTTAAAAAGGTTATCAGATACTTTTTCTAGGTTGATCATAATTAAAATTTAAAGAATACCCAGTATTTAGCACTAGCTCATTATAAACGGTAGAGGCATAACTTCAGTTTCCGTGCTATCTTTCAGCTGCTGGTCTAGGGCTGGGTCAAATTCTCTTAAAAAGGTGGCTATCCTAACTGCCAAAAGCATAGACATTACTAGATCGTCAGTCTCGCCAATTTTAGCCTTGAAACTACCACCACTAGCCACAAACACTTTTAGCTCGCTTATTAAACTTTTACTAGCTATTTTCAGCTTACCAGTTTCCACTAAATTTTTAAATTTGCTACAGGCAGCTAACTTACTTTTGTGCGTAGTGTTAAACCCCTTGCGGAATCTGCGCCCGGAAACTGCCTTAGCTGGTTCGCTTAAAAATATACCTGATATCTTTTCTTCTCCATATTCAGCCAGAGCCACAAGAGCAGCTTCGCCTAGTGTATTATTCTCTAGGCTGTAATAGACATTATTAGGGCTCCCACTCGCTTCAGCTAAAGTTTCTGTGATACTCGCTAATAATCTAACTTGTTCTTGCACAGTTGTTTTATTATGTTGCCATTCGGCTATTTGGCAGAGGCTGGGAAGTTCTAATACTTGTATAGCACTGGGATCTCCGCCTGTGCCCAAGCTAGGATCAAGAGCTACAATATAAACACAGTCTTTTTCTGGACGTTTATACCAACGTATTTGTCCTTGTTTTTGTAATGGGTCTATACCAGCTAGTTCCGTTAGCTTAATAGGATTAATTAAAGTTTCATCAAAGATAATAAATTCACAATCCATCTCTCTTCTAAATCTTTCTTCGCCTAGTTGCTCCCGCATCTGCCTAGCCCAGGCTTCATCACGTTCAGGATGTTCTTGCCAACTAGATTTAAAAGCCTTGAATCCGTTAACACCAAGCTCTACTTCATTACCATATTCATCAAAAGTTTTGTTTGCCAATCTCCAAATTTGCGCGAATTGATCTTCATCACTGTTGGGTGTGGAGGTAATCATACACTTACCACCCGTTGCCAACGTAGGACTGATAGAAGTCCAAAACTCTTTGGCAATAGTTGGACGGACGAACGCAAACTCGTCGCAATAAAGTAATGATATAGACATACCTCGGCCAGTTGTTTCGGTAGTGGTAGCACTAACTATTCTACTGCCGTTATCAAAATCAATACTGCCTTTATTGTAAGTAACTACACCTGCACGAATATGATCAGGAACGTTTTCATATGCATACCTAATACGTTGCATAATTTCCTGCGCACCGGAATATTTGTGTGCCGCAATTAATATGGTGCTATCTGGAACAAACATAGCATACCACAAGAGATAACCAGCAGCCGTGGTAGATTTACCAGTCTGTCGGGGCATAAGGCTTATGTTAAACCTATAGTTGTGATAAACGTCTACTAATCTTCTTTGATATTCGAAAGGTTTATAGAGTAATCTTCCCTTGGTAGGGTGTTGTATATAAAAATAAGTTTCGAGAAAATACTGCGGCCCATTTATAGGATCAGCACATTTTACCATCTCTCGCATCTGGTCCGCACTCCAGAGCTGTGCCTGGTGTGGGGTTTTAATTAGATTTACAGTATTCTGTGTGGCCATTTTATATAAAATTCTAAATCTTTTTATTTATTAGTTGTCTAGTTTCCAAATTATATGTAAACTGTGGCGTAATTCTTCTTGTGGAACTGGGGGCCAAAGATAATGTGTAATACTAGCCGCATTATCCATAATATACCCTGAGTTTACTTGATATTCTGGCTGCACATCTTGTCCTTCAATTACAAATGTAGTTGCAAGAGGATAGGAATTATTACTCAGATAAATTTGTATAGCAACTTCTATCTCGGGATTATCAGTATGTTTGCTTATATAATATTTGTATTTGTCCTGCCACAGTGTGATTCCTTCTAAAATTAATTTAGGTTTTCTAAATATATATTTTATTTGGGGCGTAATTCGGTCAAAATATGGGTATAATCTAGCAAGAAGCTCTGAGCCTTGTATTACGTTTCTATTTTTTTGGCTGGGAACATTGTAAGGTTTCCAATCATTAGTCGTGTTTATATAGTTTAATAATTCTGCTAATAATTCTTGGGGTAAAAAATCTTTTACAAAACATAGACCTGGAGTTACTGTTTGTCTGTTTTTCAAACAATTTGCTAGGTGTTGATTTATGTGATTATCATTCATCTTGAGTTAAGTACTTGGCTATGCCATAACTTTCAGTGTCACCTGGACGCTTGACCACGTGTATCATTTTTGTACTTTCTAGATTGTTATCTCTACAAATTTGAAAGTGTTTGTTGCGATAAGTATTCCATCCGTAATCACGAGGCAAGTTTTCTATCATAAAATTACCACAACTGGTTATGCCACTGTTTACGTCACCGTAGTAATGATTAAAAATTGTTATACTATCCATAGTACGTTGTTTTGTCCAACGTAATCCCACCCTATTCCAGTGTAGAGAATATTTACTCAGGCTCATTGCCAGAGATTTTATATTGGGGTGATCTAGATCTATGGCGACGTCTCGGGCGGTGGTGATCCAGGCCATATCTAGATGTATATCAATATCTTTTTGCTCACATTCGGAAAACAAGTCCTGCCAGCCGGGCCTATCATCAATATATTTAAAGTTAGGGAAGCTTACTACCAGTGGTTTATTTGGCTCTAGACTGCCTAATTTTACACCGTGTTTCCCCATTAATCTGTAATAGGCATATTCATCTTCCAGTATTTGAAAACCATCCAGACCGTACTTAATAAAAAAACTTTCAATGTATTGAGTACAACCCATTATGACATCTTTATAGGGAAATTTTTCCCAGCCTCTAATATCATTAATTTTAGTAGATTGAAACCATTCATTAGCCAAGGGAATAAACTGTGCGTTGGTAACAAGCTTTTGGCTGCCAGTAAACCATTCATTTTTTAATTTACGAAGAAAGTTATCTTCTATAGTATATAATTTATTGGAGAGTTCAATGGAACTGTTCATTTAAATTTCCTCGCATCCAGTTCATTACGTGAAGATAAAACGGGCTAGTAAACTTTAAAGTCCAGGTTAAGTTGTGTCCCCAACAGGTTTGTCCTCTCACATATTCCGGAAGATCATTACCCTTTCTTCTTTCTAAACTTGCCCAGGGCTCTGGATAGATAGGTTTCGTATAACTGTAATGATTTACTATGTCTCTAATGTCTACATCATCTATAACAAGTTTATCTAGAGTTAACAATTGATCTTGGTAACCACCATCAGGTAATAATTTGGTTTGACTATTATCTTTTCCCTGTCGATCTATACTAAGTTTGTGTCTGCCGAAGGTGATTGTTTCTTTGAATTCCAGGATACTTTGTTCTTGAGTAATAACACCATTAAAAAGTTCTTTGTCGTCTAGCCTAAGAATAATTGCTGGCGGTTTGTCCCAGTATTCTGCTAAAAAAGTAAAACGGAATTTGATAGTTTCAGAACTCATAGATAAATTAAGTTAGCATATTATTTATCTAGGGGCTTTTCTCCTGTGAGATAAGGTAAACTAAACCAAAGCTTAAACCAGGCATCAGTACCTGGTTTAATTTTGTGTTTTTTCATTAATGCTGCTTTTTCTGCTGCTGTTTTACTAATGTTACTACCTTCACTAAACTTAGGAGTTTGGTCCACTGGCTTTATTCCAGCTAGATGCATCATTTCATAAATGGGATCGTTGGGATCTAGCACTGCATCGTCAGTTTCGTTTTTAACGAAATCCTGTGTAGTAAATTTTATTTCTCGCATTAATGTTCTCCGTAGGGAATAACTGGACGATCGTCGTCTGGATTATTCCCCGGATCCTTTACATTTTTGACGTTTTGCATTGGTTAGAGCTCCGTAGTCAACTGGCCATTCTTGGCCCACTGGTAATTCCCTGGCATTGGCTGGAAAAGAAAAAGTAACGCCAGCCTTTTGTTGAATAGCTGCAATACTTGCACGAACTTTAGTTAGATCATTTCCCTGACCGCCTTCGTGTTTAAAATACCAACCAGCCATAGCTCCTGTATTTTGATTTATAACTATCTTATAAAATCCTGTGGGTACTACTACGCCACGTCCAATTTTTTTATCGGTAGCTGTGTCATAAACACCACCAACGTAGATAGTGTAGACATTATTGGTCTGCACTGCCCAGCCACGCACTGATGTTTCTAATAGTTTCCAAATGCCTCTATTGAGTCCACCTAGTTGTGGATACATATTTGTCATCAAAAAGCTTTCGTACTCTACTTGTTGGTCCCAGCTTAGATCACCATCTGGTACTGCGTGTCCTTTGTCGTAGCCTGTGCCAGCGTAGTCGCTGGGAGTTGGACCATTGGGGACACTTTCATCTGCTACAAAAGCATTAGTCCGTGGCCAGCAGCCAAGAGCGTTAGCTGGTGTTAGTGTATATGTTACATAATTAGGTATTTTTGCAGCAGCATCGTAGGCAACAAAATAAGCTCGACGGCATATAGCGGTCACTTGTTTGGTAGTCTGTGCCCAGCCCCAGGGATTATGTACCTGACAGCGTTCCACTGGTAATGGCGGAGTCTGGTCCCAGGCATAAGCTAAATTACTTAAAGTTAATAATAGAAACAACAGTATTTTTTTCATAATAGATCCTTTATTCAAAGTATTTATTATAATCTGGTACTATATTGCCTATCAACTCTCCACGCTGCTGGTCAATAAATCTAGTAAAATCTATAAATTTCTGAAAACTATCTGTATTAAAGTTGTCTTGTTTAAGTACATTAATTACATTATCTAGTTCTGTAAGTTCTATTATAGTATTAAGTTTTTTGCTTTTAATTTGCTCAAGCTTTTCTATAATAATATTACGGAATTCTGGTGGTGTATTGTGTAATTCAGTAGGACTATGATTACTTGTAAGATTTATAAGATGGTAAGTGTTCGGATAATTCTCCGAAATGTACTCTATTATATCAGCTAGATACAGAACATTATAGATACTGACTGTAGTATTAAAAGCGCAGAGGTTTTTTCTATTAAGTTCTATATTTTCCAAGACTTCCAGAAAATTGCTGCCGTGTCTTATATAATCATTTAAACTACCAATCCCGTCTAGACTTACAATAAACAATACGTGATTAAAATTTTTAATTATTTCTTTAAGTTTATTATTTTTTCTCGCAAAGCTTGTGTTTATTCTTATTTCAGGGTCTGCGTTCAATTCTGCTACTCGTTCTAGTAGATTATTATTTTCTTCTTCTATTAAAGGTTCGCCACCAACTATATTAAGTACTTTTAGGTTGGGACTAAGTGGGACTTCCTGAGCAGTCCAGGGAGCAGGGCGTGTGGTATGTTCTAGAAAATATTCTTGATCTATACTTACAGGTATGTTTAGTTTATTTTCTCTAAATGTGTTTACCTCAGCAGCTATTGTGCTGCTATTATGTGGATTACAGGTTCTACATTTTAGTGCGCATTTACTACTAAATCTTATATCAAGACTAACCGGTGTTAATGTTTCATCATTTTTAAATTTTGTAATTTGGTCATCCAGTGCAGATGGTTCTCTATTGCACCACCATTCGTTAGCTCGTTGTCGTGGACTATATAGACCCTTATCTTCCATTTTATAACAAACAGCACAGTCACTAGATCTTTCCCCATTCAACATCATATTCCTAAGACTGTTCATACGATGAGAATTAAAAACATCCAGCATAGATTCCTGTGGAGTTTTTTCCAGTACATTAAAAGCGTTATCACAGCATAGAGCTATTTCTCCGTTAGTATTTCTGTACTGGTGCGTGAACGGCAAACTACAAAAGCTTGCACTAGGAATAGTTTTTGAAAACATTTATACTCCGTACTTATTTTTCTTGATTTTAGCCACAGGGCTGTTGATATTGATATCTTTTTTGAACTCTTCGCTGCGATCGTGCGTGTTAGGAAATAACACATCATCCCATTCTTGACCTAAAACTTGATAACAATGTTTTAGCATTTGGGCTTCTTGTGGAGTAAAAGGAAAGGCCATATTATTTCTACCAGCCCAACTTTCCTCAGGAACTACTGGCATTGTACGCCCATCTGCTGCTGCTACTAACATCATTAATCTATTAAGGTCGTAAATTCTATCAGCAGTGCCCGCAACACGATGTGCATTGGGCATAGCATATTCGTGATCCTTGGTAATAGGTTTTATACCAGTTTTTACAAGACTTCTAGACTCACGAACAATTTCTCTAATTTTCATACGCCGTATTTGTTGCGGTTAACTTTGGCAACTGGGCTTGTGGTGTATATATTTTCAGTTTCTGTAGAGGGAGATTTTGATATTTCAGTGCCCTTGGTGCCCATATTTTTTTCTGCTGCTTTGATAATTTGCTCGTCACCATCAGTATAGGCCCAGACTGTAAATTTATCACGAGCAGGACCCACTGGTGGATTATCTGCATTGTGATTGGCTAGGGCAATGCCAAATCTGTACATATGATAGTAGGTATCAAGCTCATCAAAACGCTTGGCGTGAACCGCACCTGCCTGAGAAACTTTAGGCAGTCCTTTATTTGTTGCTTCAGTGATAATTTCGTTAATTTTCATTGTATACCTTGATTACCAAGCTCTGCAACTCCAGTACCTTGCTTTCCAGCGTGGTCCAGGGTTATCACAACGATGTCTTGCACGAAAGCTTTTACGACGTGCAGGGTTGGATTTTTTAATCCGCATATTTGGATCACCAAAGTTTACTTTTACTACGTTGCCCTTGGGACCTTTAACATAGACTTTAAATTTTTTCACGTCACCCTGCATTCTTTTACCAAGGGGGACTTTACGACCACGATATTCTGCTTCTGTGAGATTATTAAATGCGCCAGCTAGATTAAGTAAAACTAACATTTTTTCATCAGCTTCTAAGATAATATTATCGTTATCAACTTCCAGTATGTTAGTTTCTAGCAGTGTGTCACCCAGTTCCAAAAAAATTCTATCACCTTGGCTAGGCTCTAGATCAATAATAACCTCGTCCAGTTTCATTATTTTCCTCGGGCTAGTTTAATACTCTCGTATTCCTGCATAAAACGGCCACCTAGTTTGTTTTCCATTGCTAGGGGGTTGTCACTAAATTTATAACCGTGTGGATGCATAGTTTTTTCTTTACCAGCGACTTCACCAGTACCACCCTTGGTCAATGCCTGCACTGGCATTTCCTGAGGTTCTGTACCATTACCAACTAGATGCCCAGGAATATGGTCTTCTTCCATTTCTTTTTCTGCTACAGCCACATCGTAGGTATCGCCGTCCGTGGACTGCTCTGGAGCTGCCATAGCACCTTTCATACCAGCTAGTTTAAGCATCTGCATTAGAGCTACAGCAGTGTCGCCATCAGCAGTAATTGTAACTGTCTTTGTTCCATCGCTACTAGCGTTGGTACTTATATTCATTTTACCTTGATCAGCGTCTATGCTGCCCATAGGAGACATATCACCGCACTCTTTAAGACCAGCTAGTGCCTTGACTTCTTCCAGACTGTTATCTTGAGCTTCTGCCATTGGACATTTGCTTTCGCCGTGTACTGGACACTCCTCGCCTTCCATAGTCTGGTTACAGGACTTGGCCTCCTCTACAGCTTCCTCTTCCACTGATTCATTTTCTTTTACTGGCTCCATATCACCATCGCCGTCTAGATCAGCTTCTTTTTTACCGGCCTCTCGAGCCTTCATAAGATTATGGGTAAACCTATTACCTTCTTCCATATCGTCTTCTTCTAATTCTTCTTCTTCAAGATCACCTTCAAAGAAATCACCGTAGGCTTCAGCAATATACTCGTCTATTTTTTTGTAGCTGTGCCTTGCACCGCTCTTGCTGCCAACCTTGCGGCCGCCTTTATTCGGTTCTTTATCTTTTTTATCTTTTTTCTCGCCTTCATCATCGTCCTCAGCATCGTTATTTTCTGGATCTAGCTTTTTAGTATACTTTGTGCCGGTGGCGGTAACAGTTTTATCAAATTTACCTGTACCCTTGGCTTTTTCTTTGTCTTGCATATACTTGTCTAAATCTGCAAAGCCTTCTTCTAGATTGCTTTCCTCAATGCTTTCTTCTTTTTTATGGCTCTTGTTATAGGAAGCCCAAGATACTGCGTAAGGATTGTCAATGCCAGGAACTTTTTTAAGAGCTTTAACTTGTTTCTCTCTTCCAGGAGGAGTTACTTCGGCAACAGCTTCAATACCTTCTTTTAAGTTTGGTTTAACTGCGCTCTCAGCGGTCTGTTCAATCGCATTTAATTTTTTTAATATATCTGACATATTGCTCATAATTATTTTCCTTTTCTTGGGCTAGGGATTTTGTTTTGTTGTGAGCCCACAGGGCTCTTGTTTTGTTCAGGAGTAAGTCCCGATGTCTTGGCAATGGCAGTTTTGCCGCCGGCGGCATCAGGATATTCATATTTCCTAGCTGCCTGTAATTCTTTAATTAGACTAGGCATATTGTCTAAATATTCTTGTCCAGATATTGCCTTGGGTTTTTCCGTTTTCATCTCTTGTTGATCTAGTACTGCTTCACCCTCTTTACCGCCCACATTACTTACTTCTAGTCCATCTAGTATAGCGTTGTAGGGACTGTTTAGGGGGATCACTTTAAGTGCCCCAGGCTGACAGCATCCAGTATTCATAATAGTGGAAAACACCTGATCATTATTAGCCGGGTATTCAAGGCTTAGATCATAAATTCTAACCTCTACTGGTCCTAGCTGTGGAAATTCTGGAGTTTCTTGTATAGGTAGGCTGCGAGATTTTTTAAAGTTATTCACTTTAAATTCTTCTAGAGCAGACTTAATTTTAGTAATATCTTTATCGGTAACATCACAAGCGATTTTTACTTTGAAATCGTAAGTGCCGATAGATTCCGTAAGGTAAGATTTAAAGGTCTTCATAAACAATATCCGTTATTATGTTATTTAGCGTTTTTTTGCCAATTAGTTACTTGGAACTCTTGAGAATCTCTGCTAGTAGAGTGTTCCTGTCCACTAATTGTCCCTGTGTTTCTATAGGATCGTCAGTAATTTCTCCCTTGGAATCTTTGGCTATTTGATGGTCTAGCCTCATTTTCTTTAACTGTAAATCCACAGTGCGAAGTTTTTTGTCAATTTTAGCTTGTTTGGCTGCTATGGCGTGTCCTAACATTGTGCCAGCAGTCTGAAGTACTGCGCCACTAAATCTAGCTTCCATTGCCAATCCCAGATCCATAAGATCCTGAGCTGACTTTTTTGCTAGTTCAGCTAGGTCGTCAAGCTCACTGTCACTTGTGTCTAGGCCACGAACCCCAGGAAGAGCAGCATCTATTTTGTCTATAGCCTCGTCTACTAGACTGATTGTTTCTCGCTGTTGTTCAGTGAGCTCTAGGGCGGCCTGGGCATCCACAGTTGTCTCGGGAATAGCCTCTTGATTGGGTAAATTGAATAATTCCGATAACTTTTTAGTCATAGGAATATTTATTGGTAGATCCGGAGTTTTTTATTTTTTGGTATTTACAAATATATCGTGTTCAGTGACCACTCTAAATTTTAACCCCTGTGCGTCACAAAATTTTTTAGCTGCTTGCCATTTATGTAAATTAAGAGCTACAGCAGCTTTATCCCTCATAGATTTAGCTTCTGTAAGACTAGTTTCCTTACTAGGCTTAACTTCTATAACTTCACCGTGACGTTTACCATTTTTGTCCTGATAAATTATTAAAAAGTCAGGCACATAAATTGTATTTTTATTTGTAAAGGGATTTCTGTAATTAATATGTATAGCTTCACTAGCCCATTGTAATACAGCAGGGTTGTTATCGCAAAATCTCATAAATGCATACTCCCAACTACTTCTGTAGGTGGGAGTTTTCTTTCCCACATACTTTGCGGGATTCTGAATTTCAAATTTTCCCTGAGCAAATTTAGACATTAAAATATCAAAGTTCGAGACACTAGATCTGTAGGTGTAGGTTGATTTTTGATCCCTAGTAGGCTAGTGGGAACCCTGCCTGAATTAAGAAACAAGGCCAGATAAGAATTAAGTTCACCTGAGGGGAGTTTAGTAAACTCTTGTAATATTTTTCTAGGATCTTCTCCTATTGATTCTGCTGTGTTAATTAAAGTTCTGGCTAGTAGAGTAGCAGTTTCTCTACTACCTGTTTGCTCCTGAAACCAACTAATTATACTGCTACTAATAGCAGGGCTAATAGCACTTCTATTTTTATAGACATTGTTAAAATATCTACCAGTGCTAGATTCCGGAGTGTCTACAATATTAGGATTTTGCATTATATAAAGAATTCATCAGTGGGGATATTTGGTGATGCTAACGAGGGAGGTGCTCCACCTGCTGCACTAAAAGCACTTACTGATCCGCTGTTTACAATACCAGCTACACCAGCTAATTGTGAAGATGATGGGTTAGGGGTAACTCCACTACCGCCTGCAAATACTGAGGGGCTTGCTGTGCCCACACTACCATATCCACCGTTAATAAATCCACCGCCTGTACTATTTGTACCCCTAGCAATTAAATTATTAGACGTTGGTTGCACTAGATTGTTAAAACCCAATTGACTCATATTTTGGACACCTGGTATACTGCCGCTGAAATTGTTTTTTATGCTTGCAAGATTACCATTGTTTAAAGAGTTTTGTAATTTATCATTTAGGCCGCCAGTAAAGGCTGCGTTACTTACTCCAGGAACTGCGTTTAAACCAAGCCCACCAGTGAGACCAAGTCCACCTGTCGGAACGCCATTAGTAGGCACATTGGCTCCGTTTAATCCTCCCTGCAAAGCTCCGCTAATTTTATTAGACAATTTACTTAATGTGGGAGACTGACTTATTTTTTCTCCGGCGCCTTTTAACACATCACTTAAACTAGGTATACTTATTCCGTTTGTTGCACCTTTGAGTGCATCTCCACCTATTTTTCCCAGTACCCCTGCGCCTACTTGAGCCAGATTTACTCCACCAAGTGCATTAATGGCACCAGCAGCACCAGCAATTTGAGAAAATATACTACCTTTATTTTCACTTCCATCCGGTCTTGCTAGATCGCCACCACCGCCAAGCACACTTTCCGCTATACCACCCACTATCTGTCCGAACATACCACCACCGGAGATAGGACTAGCAGTGTTGTCATAGTGTAATGTTCCAAAGCCGTTCACATCTATAGCATTAACTGAACCTGTTTTATATTTTACAGTTTCATACATAATGGTCATTTGATTTTCCATTATGTCATTGCCAGCCTCGGCGCTATGTGTGCCGTGGCGCCAGCTTGTGATGTAGGGATTAATAAGAGTGTATTCAGTGAACCTTTTATTATGCAAACTGAATATTTGAATATTACGTAAAAAAGGCTCTAAGCCTGCATTGCGTATCGTGTAACCCCAGCGATCGTCAGTTCTACCTGCATAGATGCCAGTATTGATATGATGTTGTTGGTAGCTTTCCCTACTGTAGTCGCTATCGCGGTAATAATAGGTATAATAATCATTCCAGAGTCTAGTAACTATATCTGCACTGTCATCGTGAAATGTTATACTAATTGGTTCATACTTAATGGCAGTTTGTACAATATTCTTTTTATTATAAGAATTAATTGTTTTAACGTCCATTGAAAACTTAGGTAGGTCCACACTTTTTACCAGCATTCCTGCTTCGTACTGTTGTATTAAGCTTAGACTGGATACACCACCGCCACCGCCTAGTACACTATCTAAAATACCAGATGCTGTTTGAGCTCCTACTCCTATGTTAATACTTACATAGTAGAGATATCTGTTTTTAGGAGCAAGTTTTAGTCCATCTGCAATATATAACTTTGTCGCGTGATCGTAGGGGTGTGTTTTACCCTTGAGTGGTTTATTACCACTCTTGAACAAAGATGCAGGATTACTTGCTGCTTTTGTTATACTTCCAATGTCTAGTCCCATAATGATATTTAGCCAACAAAAAACCCGCTTCCGCGGGTTGTTTGTTTACTGCTACTGTTATTGTTTTTACACTGCACCACCGGTTACAGAACCTCTTGTTGTTCTGGTCTTAACTGGCGCTCTAGGTGTTACATCTTGTAGAGCGTTATCGTAACGAATACTTAATGTAATTGTCACTGGATCATTACTACCGTAATCCATATCATTGTAGTTTACGTCTGTTAGGAAGCAACCAAATAGTTCCCAGCTTTCTAGAACTTCTGGTTCTACTACACCATTGCCACCGTCTAGTACTTCAAGCACTGTACGGAACTTGTAGTCTACACCGCTAGCGGCACTAGCTTGCTCATAGAAATCATATTGCTTTTGTAGTTGCTCGGCAATCGCCTTGGCTACACCACCAGCAGCATCATCTCTTAGTGTTACGCTCACTGGGTTCCAAGTTGGACGACCTGCAATGTAAGCCTTGCTGTTATACACAGGTAGTTCGATTGGATCAAAAGTAATTTGTGGTCTAGCAAATGTTACAATTTGTTTGCTAATTTCCAGTGTGTTACTATTTGTGCCATCTGATCCGAACCCGTAAAAGTATCCTCTAAAGCGGAACTTTAATTTAGGCATCAATAGGCCCTGTGTTGCTGTTTCCCCTTTAATGGGTACTGTAAAATTATTTAAATTTGCCATATTATACCTCTAGGTCTCCTGGGTTCTTTAATCTAATTGGAATGTAGATAAACTCAACAGCTTTAATAGGCTGTATAGCTACATCTACCCATAGTTCATTGTTTGCTATTCTGCTAGCAGTATTGTTACTATCGTCACAAACTACTAGGAAATCATAAATGCCTCGTTTAGCTACTAGATCAACTAGGAATCCACTAACAACTGTTTGTACACTATTACGTGTAATAGTGTCGTTTGGTTCAAAAATGAACGGTCTTGTAGCAATAGTTAATTGTCTGCGAACATAGTTAACTAGACGTGCAACATTGATACGATCCAGTGAACTTGCATTTGGGTTGAGAGTTTTTTGTCCATAAACCATCAAACCAGCGCCTGGTAATACAGACAATGGATTAACTTTGTTATTGTACATAACATCTCTTAGTCCCTGCGTTACACCAACACTTACAAATCTTCCTGTCACACTGTCAATGTAACCAATTGCACTAGCATTGTCTACTAGTCCACGACGTGTACCTGCTGGAGCGAACCAAGGATAGCTCTGATTATCACTCTTGATCATATTACGTAGAGCTACGTGACTTGCTGGTACAACGATTTCATTTCCAGATAAGTCATTAGTCTGAGCGTGTGGGAAATAGACAGCAGCGTAGGGACTTGCTACTGTAAGTCCTGCTTCACCAACAACATCATAACTATTGGTGTTTGTGGCCCAGGCCTGGATAGCTGTTCCAGTTGCTGGTAAACGTAATGGAACGTCACCAATAACAAAAGCTGTTTCTTCTCTGTCTGTATTAAGAGCTACCATATTATCTAATAGCTCAGGATAACCTGGGCAGCAGATAATATTAAAGATATTTGATTCTTCACGTAGTCCATCACTTGCATCAATTGCTGCCTGTAGTTTAGCAACTACAAATCCACGTTGAGCTTTTCTACCAAAATTAGGCAATCCACGGCTATCCACACCACTTACATTTACCCAGGCGCCAGTCTGCCAATTTGGATCTGTGTTCATATCACTTCCAGCATCTGCTGCCGTTTCTGGCCAATTAGCTGGGCTAAAGTAATTTGAACGATATTGTTTTACACCGTAGCTACTTGCTCTTGTGTTAAACAGTAGCATACCTTCAGGATAGAGTGCAGGATCAGGTGCATCTAGATCTAGGTAGGCAGTGTCTTCTCCGCTACTATTAGTTGTTTCCCAGGCTGCGCTGCTTAAATCTGCGATTGTTGGTAGGGCACCAGTTGCAGGGTTAACGTTTCCATATCTTGCCCAACGTGCATCTGCAAAAATAATACCGGCTGGACTTGTGCTATCAGTTTTGTCTATTAGTACCCACTGATCTGCGCCATCCTGTATCTGCCAACGATAAATCATTGGGAAGTTGTCGAGGTCACCAGTATCAACCCAAAGATCACCGTAGGCAAGTGCTGTTTCACCATCACTTTGTGTGCTAGGCTCACTTGCACTTATAATTGGTCCTTCTGGATCAGTAGCAGTTAGATCGTAACCGCGATAATCTGCGTCTAGGGCTCTATAATTTCTCCAGTTACCTGCACCGTCCTTGACAAGGATGTCCACCCTAGTTGCACTGTCGTTATACCAAAGCGTGTTATTTGCTGGTTCTACTGTGGGTGCTGTGTCCTGTGAACTGTAGCCTTCACCATTATTGTAAGAAGCAAGGTCTGTCCATCCAGTAAGTGCAAATGTGTCTCCTAGCTCTAGAGATGGATAAGTATCGTCCGCAGCAGTTCCAAAACCTGCATAGGTAAATGGAAGATTTGTGCCATCTTCAACCTGAACATCGCCGCCATCTTTGTGTGTAATTACAATTTTTCCATCGCTGTTGAAACTAGCGTAAACCACCTGACTACCAACTGCATTAACAGCATTGATAAAATCTGCAACAGTGAATGAACTGCCAGTTATACTACCACTTACAGTAGTAGTACTAGTATCACTAGGTGATGCTCTAAATGTTAGGCTAAATGTGCTAGTAGCAACTAAGCCCGTTCTAATGTTAACAGATGTGTTAGCATAGGTATTTGTGCTTGCAACTGTCAATGCAGCACCAGCTGCTAGGCGTCTGCGGAAAAGCTGACCACCTAGACGTGGTAAGTTGCCTTCTGTTGCATTAGAATCTAAAGCACTGTAAGCATTAAATATAGTTCCTTGTGGGATATTTTTTCCACCACCTGTTTTGTCTAAATTGTAAGTAGCGTCAAATACGCCTATCCAACTTGTAACATTTTGAGCTTGCCATTGTTCGGTAAGCTCGTTATATCTTTTAACACTAATACTTACTCCACCACCACTTGTGCTTGTTTTTTGCCAAACACTACCAGTGGGCTTGTTATTAGCTGTGGTTTGCCATCTTGGGACCTGATTGAAAGGAGCCTGGGCTGTAACTGCTGCTTGGTAAGTAATATTAGTTGCACTTAAAGGTAAACCTAACATTGTCATTATAGCGTTGCTAGTAACTGAACCACCTGTGCGATTAATTACTAAAACTCCACTATTGCCACCAAATCCTGCTTCCTGTGTTGCTGTAACTATTAAAGTAGAACCGCTTACTCTAGAAGTAACACCAGTTATGCTTGCACTATTAATTGCAGAATTAACTACACTAATGTTAGAGTTGGCTGTGATGCTTACGCTATCACCGTTTATGAATAAATTGCCGCTAGATGCAGGTGTAGTAAAAGTAAATGCCGCAGTTGGTACTTTTTGTTGCCAGCCTTGACTTCCTACTAATACCCACGTGCCATCATACGCTTTATAAAAAATAGGATGATATTCTTCTAGTTCCATTACAGCATAATCACCTACTTCTCCAGTAGTAGACGCTGGAACTGTACCAATTACATCAGCACTTAAAAAACTTACTGTCTCGTCCTCTGGACTAGTAGTTGTATCAACAGCACTAAAAATACGAAGGACTTGTTTTTCTGTAAAACGCTGTGTAGTTGCGTTCCATTCAAAGATACCATAATTGCTAGCGTCTGTATCTAACCAATAGGTTCCTGTGACAGGATTGTCTGTGGGTCTAGCAGTGCTGCCTGCTAACTTAGCTAGGTCAACATTTGCTCTTTGTACGTAGGCACTGTTGCAAACTGCTAGTGCGCTGTAGGCAGCCATTAGGCCGTATTCGTTTAGTTCGCTACCGTTGACAGGAACATTGTCAATGTTTTCAAAGTTTGGTGCACCAAATGTTGTAACTAGATCTCTTTGGCTGGTTATATTATAAACTTTGTCTGCATTTTCTGCTAATGTTCCAACAGCTAGTGCTGAACTTCCAGGTTGTGTTTTATTTTCTGCTGTAGCGATAAGTATGTAAGGTACAGTACCAACTGCTGTGGGCGCATAAATGCTCTCATCAATAATTTGTACTTGTACGCCAGGGCTCACTAATGCCATTTTGTTCTCCTAATACTAACTTAATAGTCGTTATAGTTATTTAGCACTTGGCTAGAAAAAATGGTACTAAAATGCCCTTACTTACGGTTTCGTTAAATAAATGTATGATAGAACGACGTAAAATTTGCCCAACTTGTCACCTACGCCCAGTAGCAGTCAACAAACATAATCATAATACAGGCAGAATCTACTATAGAAAATTATGTGATGCGTGTATACGAATAGGTAAAAAAGTCCCACCACAACTTCAGGGCTGGATCAAGGCTGGTTACAGGAAAAAGAACCTATGTGAAAGGTGCGGATTTAAAGTAAAATACCCCGAACAGTCCAGTGTATTTCATCTAGATGGAGATCTTAGAAACTGTGATCACAACAACTTAAAAACTGTGTGTCTAAATTGTAGAGTGGAACTTCAATATAGTAAATTACACTGGCGAGAAAGTAATGTTAGATCTGATTAGTTTATTTTTTGATCAATGCTTAGGCAAAGATCCTGGATTGAACCATTGTTTTCTATAATAACATCGAATTCCGAGCCCACCCAGGCCCATTCACTTAGATGTACATCGGGATATAACTGTTCCATCAATTGAGTCTGATCCTGTAGTATCCAATGAGCATCGTAGCTTGTGGTATTTTGTCTATAGGCTACATTATACCATTCAGGCAATTCACCTCGGGATACCCACCAGACTTCTCCACCTAGTTTTTGTATTGTTTTAATTTCATTGGGGAAGCGACAGTCGCTAATAACTATATTTTGTTGGGTATTTCTTAGCTTATTTTCTAAACTGGCTATCCAGATATCATTGTGAAAAGCTGTTCTTGCAACTTCAGTGCCCCATTTTTGTAATACCCAGCGAGGAGTCAGATTTGGTATTTTTAGTCTCGTAGCCCACCAATCGTCTACGATCTCCCTTTGGGCTCGGTGTTCAGAAGTTAGTCCTTCCAGCATTTCCCTATCCCAGCCAAAAATAGTAGCCACAGCATCTTTAAGAGATCCTGCCCAGCTTTCCCTTCTAAAATGATGATGTGTTGCCAAATAATCCGCAACGGTGTCCTTACCTGCTCCTATCCAGCCAGCTAGTCCTATAATTTTTTTATTCATAACAATCCAAGAAAAATCCTGTATAGGATATACTATACAGGATCACTAGTCAATCTATTAGACGATGTTAACCAACTACCCAAGTAAGTGGCTGAGAACCGTCAATATATCGCTTTAGTTCTTCGTCTAGGCGATCCATTTCTTGCTGTGATTCAGCAAGAAGTGCAGTTCCATTTAATTGCCCTGCTCCTTGAGGACCTGCTACACTAGTAAATTTACTACGAGCTTGCCCCAGAATACTTTTACAGAATGCAAGAGTATAATCCTGAATCCAGGGTAGGATCTGTGGATCACTTATTAACATACTGTCGGGTTTAGTATTGTAAACGTGCAAAATTACACTTTCCGTAAAACCATCAATCTGTGGGCTATGTACTTTTAGCTCGGCTATTTGGCCACTAGTAAGACTTGATCCTAGCTCTTGCAGGGCTTCCACTGTGATTTCTGTATTATTGTTAGCTACGCTTTTTACTCTATACTGAGCATTGTATCCTTCTAGTTGGCAATTTTTAACAAATAAAGTATCCCCAGCTATAACAGGTTGTGCTTGAGAAAGAACAAATGTAATATCCGAACCCACCGCTGTGCCAGTTATATTAACATTTGCGATCCTGAAATAGGTTATGCTCTGAGAGGGCAGTTTTCTTACAAGCGATAGTTTTTTAGTAACTTTGTTCCAGGTAAAATTAATATAGCCACCAAACATAGTCATTGCAAGTTCCTGGTACTGACTAAACAGTTCATAGTTAACTAATCCGCCCACTCTTCCAGCTACTAGCATATAGGTGTTAAGATATCCTGACGCAAACGGTTCAAATTGGCTAGCTGTAGTGCCTGTCACACTTCCTATGCCTCGTCTGTAGATAGCCTTGACTGTGTCTATATAGTTAGGTAGTATATATTCCTGAGTTTCAGGCAGTAAGTCTAGAAACACAAAGCTTTCTTCTACTGCATTGCCAGCACGTTGACGATATCTAGTAAGTGCTTGTTTAATGGCTATATCGTAGTGCTCTTTATCCAATTCTACGTCTACTATTTGATCACCCAATCTCAATCTAACATAATCAATGATATCATTTCTTAGTTGATTCAGCGTCTGGATTTGTTCGTTAACTGCTATAGCTTGATCTTGGCTAATGACCCCGGGGCCGTCTAAGCTTAGGGCATAAACACTAAGATTGTCTTGTTGGTTAAGAGTTTGATTGTCCAGATTGGATCTGTTATAGGCAGTAGATAAATTAAGTGTTTGTGGCATATTGGTTGTCCTTGACTTTATTTATTTTGACCTAGCGTGTGACCCAACCTCCTGATATTGGAAATATTTGCCCCACAAAACAGTCTGCGTATGAGCTAGCTAGGTAGGCAACAAAATGGGCACTTTCGAAGGGTGACATCATACGCCCAAGGGGTACAGTGTGTTTTATTGTTTGTTGTAGTGCTTCTGTAGATATCGTTTCTTTAGGATAATACATTTCAGTTTCTACAAAATTTTGTGCTATAGCATTTGCCTGTATATTGTGCTCGGCTAATTCTACCCCAAGTGCCTGTATATAGGATAATTGAGCTCCCCTAGCTGCACTATATACTGTAGATCTATCTTGACCTTTTAGAGCTGCGGCACTTCCTATTACAATAATTTTTCCTGATTTACGTAACAACATTTGTGGAAGAACTGCTTTTACCAGTCTAGGCAAGGGATCAACCGTATAGGCAAAAGTTTTACGCCAAATTTCATCGGTTACATTTTCAGCTTTATTGCTATCTCCAGGTATTCCTGCCCCAATTATTAGGACGTCAACTATTCCTACTTTGCTAATAAGAGTTTGGGGATAGTCAGGATCTTCAAGGGTATTGATGTCCGCAGTAACTCTTGCTCCCAGCTCTTGAAACACCTGCACAATGGCAGGGCCCATCATATCGTTGGCCTGGGTTACTAGCACTCTTTTATTTTTTAAATCTGCTGCAATATCCATTATTATACAACTTTAAGTAATATTTGATTCTCGTTAATACGTCCAGAAGCCTGTGTTTCCACAGCCTTAATTCCTGCCAAAAACTTCCGTAGTTCTACCTTACCAGCTTTAGCAAACAACTTTAGTTGTTCTTCAGGCTTGCGCAGTGTTTTACACACACTCTTTGCAGCATCATAACCAGTTAAACTAGTTCCTTTGACTCCCAACGGCCCCGTTACTGCGTCAGCAATATACTGTATAAGCTTTCGGGTCTTGCTATCGTAGACCCAAAGTTGCTGTGCCCCTAGTATACTAGTAGGGTCAATGCTTACTAGTTTAAGTGTTTTTTCTTCTTTAAGATATTTTAATTTGGCAACAAGTTTCTCTTTGTTGGGCGCTCGTTTAACTCTTGTTTTCTTGGTTGCACGTTTAACATTCCTATACTGATCTATTGCTTCCAATAAACCATCTATCCAGGCATAGCGTTTTTTAAAGTCGGCTGCTTTAAAATGACCATAGGCTTCTGCTAACTGTGCATCTTTCTTGGTCTGAGCAGTCTCTAATTCCGCACGCCTATCTAGATAAACTTTTTCAATTTTGCCCAATTGTGCCTGTGCAACGTTCTGCGTAGTTAGAAAATCATAAAACTTAATAGATTCCAGGTCATCATAGTAGCCTTCCAGTTCCCCAATAGTCAAACTTGTTTTTTCATTAAGCCTATCCTGGATCGTTACTACCTGATTGGGAGTTTTAATTTCCTCTACAACAACAGGCTCAGCTTGTTCAATAGCGTTTATAATACTGGTTTTAAGAAAATCTATCTCACGCTTCCGCAATGGCATACCTCGTTTATGAGCTCTAGCAATACTACAGGCTGTTATAGGTATGCTGCGATCAGGACTCCTAATAAAAGCAGATAGATCAGACTTAGAATAGTTATTTTGTTGCATCCATTCTACAACATATTTTTTAAGGTCTTTTTGTGTAAAATGGTAGTTATAATAGAAAAAACTTTTCCTAAGATGGCCATCAAACTCAGATTGAGACATTTCTAAAGCTAGTTCAGTATCCCAATGTGGCTCGGAACCTGTATATTTTTCGTCTCCCAGATGGCTTGATCTAAGATCATTTTTAACTCGGGCAACTTTAACCATAATAACTCCTAGTAAGTAAGTTGAGCAATAGTCAACCAATATTCTACATCTTTTATATATTGGTCCAACTTGTTTTTCAAATTAATAAAATCCGGTGTTTCTCGCCTCAGTCTACGACAAGTAACTGATTCCTGATTGATATCGTTGAGTATAGAATAACTAGAATTTAACATTTTCAGCAGCTGACTGCTAGCTTCACGATTGGCAACGGACTTTGCCAATTTGGTTAAATTTTCTAATTTTTCCCGATATTCTGCGTAGGAATTCATTGTTCTAGATCCATTATACACTGACTCAGCGTAAAAGTCAAAGCTTTCAAATAGGGTAA